AATTATTAAATGGCAAGTATTATTAAAACAAGTATTAACCTTAACAATATACCTAAAGATAAAATCTTTGTAGGTAAGAAAGGTAAATACTTACCAATTACAATTACTTTGAATGACGAACTAGATCAGTTCGGTAATCAAGGACCTGTAGTTGTAGAACAAACTAAGGAAGAAAGAGATGCTAAGGCAGCTAAGACTTATCTTGGTAACGTAAAAGTAGTATGGACAAACGGAACAAACGTTGATACAGCTCCACGTGATGGTGCACCACAACAAACTGCTCCAACTGCTCAACCAGAAGCTGACTTACCATTCTAAATGAATAGAGAAGAGATCAATGGATTTTTGATTGATAAGTTCAATCAACATAGTCTAAAAGAAGGTGCATCACAGGGGATTTGTCCCCTGTGTTCATCTAGTAGACAACCTAAAAATCAGAAAGCACAATGTGCTTCTTATGATTGGGAACGTGGTCTTGGTACCTGTCACAATTGTGATACAAGTTTTCAACTACATACTTACCAACGTAAAGGTGCTAGTGAAAAGGTTTATGTTAGACCTGAAACACCAGAACAATTTAACGATGTAAGTACTAATGTTGAGACTTGGTTTGGTACAAGAGGTATATCTAAACAAACACTAAAGGATCTTCAAGTAACAGAAGGTTCTGAGTGGATGCCTCAAACAAGTAAGAACGAAAATACTATTCAGTTTAATTATTTCATGGGTGATCAGTTGATCAACGTAAAATATAGAGATGGTAGAAAAAATTTCAAGTTATACAAAGGTGCTGAAAAAGTATTTTACAATATTAATAGTGTTGTAGGATACGATTGGTGTGTTATTGTAGAAGGAGAAATGGATGTACTAGCGTTACACGAAGCTGGTATTACGAATGCAATATCAGTTCCTAACGGAGCTACATTGAATTCAAACAACTTAGATTATTTAGATAATTGTATTGATTATCTTGAAGATAAGACTAAGATTATAATAGCAGTAGATGCTGATGAACCTGGTCAAGCTCTTAAAAATGAGTTTGTTCGTAGATTAGGTGCTGAAGTATGCTACTTAGTAGATTTTAATGGTAATAAAGATGCTAACGAGTATTTAATAGAACACGGTGGTGATAAACTTCGTAATGCTATACACGCATCTAAACAGGTACCATTAGAAAATGTGTCAACCTTATATGATATAGAAGATGAACTTAAAGATTTTGTTAAGAACGGTTTTAAACCTGGTTTTCAAGTGGGATTATCAAATTTTGATAATATATTTAGCACTTATACTGGTCAGTTTATTACAGTTACAGGTATACCTAGTTCTGGTAAATCTGACTTTGTAGATCAAATGGTTGTAGGTTATAACAAAAATTATGGATGGAAAACAGCGTTTGCTTCTCCTGAAAATCAACCTACATATTTACACGCTCACAAATTAATGAGGAAAACGTGGATGGATATGCCATCAGCTGGAGACATTGGAGGTAATAAATGGAATCAAGTTACAGATCACGTTAATGATAATTATTTCTTTATTGATATGGATAAGTATAATTTAGAATCTGTGCTACGTAAAGGTGCTGAGCTTGTGAAACGTAAGGGTATTAAATGTCTTGTTATAGATCCATTTAACAAGGTTAGAGATGTTAATGCGCATTCTGACGACGTAAACCGTTACACGATGGATTATTTGTCTAAAATTGAAACTTTTTGTAGAAAATATGATGTACTTACTTTTATTGTAGCGCATCCTACTAAAATGTATAAAGGTAATGATGGTAAAATAGAAGAACCTACAATGTACAATATTAAGGGTGGTGGTGAATGGTATGATGCTAGTTACCACGGTTTGTTAGTACATAGAGATTACGAAGCTAAAACAACTAAAGTAAAAGTACTTAAAGTTAAGTTTCAAAATCTTGGTGAAAATGGCGCTGAAGCTCATTTTACTTGGGAACCTAAATCTGGTAGTTTTGTTCCAGAGCAAGTAGTTGAAGTCGAAGATATGCCGTGGGATTAGGATGGAAAAACTCTAAAAAAACCATAGGTAGAAGTCCTGGTTTTTATTCATATACAAATCAAGATATGAAACATGCTGGTTGGTGTATTGAAAAGAATATAAAAATAGCAGTTGTACCTAATTGGGAAGGTAGAAACGACGAATGGAAAATTGAATTGAATATTAATAAAAAAATACATATAGATCCTAAGGTATATAAAAGCAAAGAAGCCTTAGCTAAAATGTATGAATATTATAAATACTATTATGACAAATATAGAAACTGAATTTTATAACGCTAATGATGCGTTTGAATACTTTTACAAAACAATAAGTAAACATGGTGTTAGATTTGCTGATACAAGAACTTTGTTTAATATAGGTTTTACAATGCATAAACCTCAATTGAATATAATTTCAGATAAGAAACGTAATTGGAATCTTGATTATGCTAAAGCTGAGTGGGACTGGTATTTATCTGGAAACAAGAGTATACATAAACTAGGAGATATATATGGTAAAATTCCACCTATATGGAAACGTATGGCAGACGAAGATGGTAATGTTAACTCTAATTATGGTTGGCAATGGCAACGTAATCAACAATTAGATTATGTTATTGATAAACTTAAAAAACATAAACATACTAGACACGCTGCGATATCTATATATGACGGTAAAGAACATGATCGATTTGCTACAGATACACCTTGTACTTACGCGGTACAATTTACAAACGTAGAAAACAGATTAAATATGTGTGTTACGATGCGATCTAACGATCTATGGTATGGTTTTTGTAACGATCAATACCAATTTAGTAAATTACTAGAATTAGTGTGTGAACAAACAGGTATAGCTATGGGTACATATTACCACTTCGCACATAACTTGCATATATATGCAGATAAATTAAACAAATGAAATACTACTATTTATACCACATACCAGGAAAAAAGATCGGTGTAACAACTGACTTAAAAGAAAGGGTAGAACGTCAACAAGGTTATGGACCAGGTGAGTACCAGTTATTAATGTCTACTCCAGATATAGATTTTATATCTGAGCAAGAAATAAAATTACAAAAACTCCACGGTTATAAAGTTGATATGAAATTATATAAAGATTTATATAAAAATAATAATAAACAATTAAATAATATGAAAATAAATGTAACAGAAATGACTACGACATTTCCCTGTCCAGTCAATAAACTAAAAGGTAGGCTTGTAGATAACACAGGTATGTCTTGGGAAACAGAGCATGGAAATTGTATAATAACAGATAAGTCTATTGGATGGATAATGGATAACGTTAAAACATCTCAATATACTCAAGATAGGTGTTATATATACAATAAAGCTTTCGCTAGATGGTTTGATAATCACGATGCTTACGGTAAACATGGATTAGACAATGCTAAACAAATGAATGACCAATATAATGGTAGAACTAGATCTGGTGCTTTATCTCCATCTGGTATGAACGAAGATTCATACGAGTGCTGTGATGAAAACAATCCTTGCGAGTGTAAAGAAAATATACCGCCTTTTACTACATTTGACAATATTAGACAATGGGCTTTTGAAAGAGGTTTGTACGAAAAGGGTGATGTTAAAACACAAGCTCTTAAACTTGTTGAAGAGGTTGGTGAAACTTGTAGAGCTATATTAAAAGGTAATCACGAAGACGCTGTAGATGGTATTGGTGATTGCGTAGTTGTGTTAACTAATTTAGCTGAGCTACAAGGCACGTCAATTGAAGATTGTATTGAAGAGGCTTATCATGAGATTAAAGATAGAACAGGTAAAATGGATAACGGAACATTTAAAAAAGATTAATATGAGTGATAGAGAATTATCAGATGCTAAATCAGGTATCACGTCAAGAAAAGAATATGGATTTAGAGATCCTGTAGTTAGAAACGTTGTTGATAAGTTTGTTAAACGTTCAGATGTTGGCTATGCTAAGTATGGCTCAACATTAGATGATGAACGTAGACTTAAAATGAAAGGATTACAAAAATATCTTAACGATGTTCAAGAAGAGCTTATGGATGCTGTGCTATACATACAAGCCGCGCGTGACGAACTTCAAGATCTTAATGAAGAATCTTTAATAGATAAATTCAAAGACGATAGATATGAAGAAACGTTTTAAAAGAAAAAAAGGTCCTGTCAGAAGTAAAAAAGTTACTTTTGATGGGATCAAATTCGCATCAGGTTTAGAGAAGTATATGTATCAAGCTTTAAAAAAGGCTAAGATACATGCTATATATGAAGGAGCAACATTTGTACTACAAGAACATTTTATGTTTGATGTAGACTCTTATGAACGACAATCTAATGGAAAAGGTGATATGGTTAATAGAGGTCAAAAAAAGATTCAAAATATTAAATATACACCTGACTTTGTAAGTGATTCATTCATAATAGAATGTAAGGGTAGAGCAAACGAATCTTTTCCAATTCGTTGGAAAATGTTCAAAAAACATGTAAAAGTAAACCTACCTCATGTAACTTTATATAAGCCTCAGAACCAAAAAGAATGCGATCTAGTAATTGAATTAATAACTAAAAAATTAAATTAAATGAAAGATTGGGAATTCAGTGTAGGGTTCTACCCGGGGATACTATTCGGATTTAGAACTTACACAGAGGTTAATAAACAGAACCATGTATTCTACTTACCGTTTATAGATTTTTGTCTAACATATAAATAAAAAATACATGAGTTTAAATAATAAAATACTATCCGATATAACAGTGCATATGAAGTATGCTAAATTTTTACCAGAACTTCAAAGAAGAGAAACTTGGGAAGAATTAGTTACTCGTAATAAAGAGATGCACAAGCGCAGGTACCCTGGATTAGTAGACGACATAGAAACGTTTTACAGATTTGTTTACAAGAAAAAAGTTTTACCATCTATGAGAAGTTTACAGTTCGGAGGCAAACCCATTGAAATTTCTCCTAATAGACTTTATAACTGTGCTTTTTTACCTATTGACCATATTGACGCTTTTCCAGAGGTAATGTTCCTATTACTCTCAGGCTGTGGTGTCGGTTATTCTGTGCAAAAGCATAACATAAAAAAGTTGCCAGAAGTTATAAAACCTCATGACAAGAGAACTAGAAGGTTTGTTATAGGAGATTCAATAGAAGGGTGGTCAGATGCAATAAAAGTTTTAATCAAGTCTTATTTAGGCTCTAAGAGATCATCTAAGATAAAATTTGATTATTCTGATATTAGACCTAAAGGAGCGCGTCTCGTGACCTCTGGTGGAAAAGCTCCAGGACCACAACCATTAAAAGAATGTATTGTAAAAATTAAAGGATTATTAGATGGAAAAGAAGACGGAGAAAAATTATCATCAGTGGAAGTCCACGATATCATCTGCCACATTGCGGATGCTGTATTGGCTGGGGGAATACGACGTGCCGCACTTATATCGTTATTTTCGGCCTACGACGAAGAAATGATTTCTTGTAAAACCGGTAATTGGTGGGAAGAAAATCCACAAAGAGGTAGAGCGAATAATTCAGCGGTTTTAATGAGACATAAAGTTACTAAAGATTTTTTTATGGATCTTTGGAAGCGAATTGAATTATCTGGATCTGGTGAACCAGGAATATATTTAAATAATGATAAAGATTGGGGGACTAATCCATGTTGTGAAATAGCATTACGTCCGTTCCAATTTTGTAACTTATGTGAAGTAAATGTTTCAGATGTAGAAACTCAAGAAGAATTAAATAATCGAGTTGCTGCGGCTGCTTTTATAGGAACATTACAAGCTGGTTACACTGACTTTCATTATCTAAGAGAAGTTTGGCAAGAGACCACTGAAAAAGATGCTCTTATAGGAGTGTCAATGACAGGTATAGCCTCTGGTAAAGTTCTTGAATTAGATATGGAAGAAGCTGCTGAACATGTAAAAACGATGAATAACATAGTCTCTAAGACTATAGGTATTAAAAAAGCTGCTAGAATGACTACGGTTAAACCAGCAGGTACAACGTCTTTAGTGCTTGGAACTTCATCAGGTATACACGCTTGGCACAATAAATACTATATACGTAGAATACGTGTAGGTAAGAACGAAGCTATTTATAGTTATCTTACCATACATCATCCAGAGTTATTAGAAGATGATTATTTTAGACCACACGATACTGCTATTATTAGTATTCCACAGTCAGCACCAAAAGGTTCTATTACTAGAAAAGAATCTGCTTTTGATCTTTTAGAAAGAGTTAAAAAAGTAGCAACTAAATGGGTTAAACCGGGTCACAGGGTTGGGTCTAATACTCATAACGTTTCAGCTACAATATCTTTAAAAGATAATGATTGGAAAGAAGCTGGTGAATGGATGTGGAAAAACAGAGACCATTATAACGGACTTTCCGTTTTACCGTATGATGGTGGTACATATACTCAAGCTCCATTTGAGGATATAACAAAACGGAAATACGACGAAATGACTAAAACCTTACATGACGTTAATTTATCAAAAATAATAGAAGTCGAAGATAATACAGACTTATCTGGTGAATTAGCTTGTGCTGGTGGAAGTTGTGAAGTAACTTAATTATTAACAAAAACAATTATTATGAAAAAACTATTTTTAACGGCAAGTTTCGTTCTTGCTACAATTTTATGTTCTGCGCAGTTTATGGTAGTAACAACTGTAAACATGCCAGAAGATAATGCAGAATGGGAGATGTCGAATATCACTGATAATATGGGTGTTGGTTATATATTGAACAATAATATAACTTTAGGGCTTGTAAAAAACGGTGAGGAGTACGATATGTGGGGTAGATATTATATCAATGATATTTACGCTTCAGTACAAGCTCCAACTGAAGATATGATGGATAATATGATGTTTGGTGTTGGTTATTCTTTAAAAGTATGGAATGACTTATATGTAGAACCAAATTACATGATGTCTATGAAAGAAGATTCAGAAGGAGAATTTAAATTAGGAATATCTTATAAATTTTAAATAAATAAATATGTACGAAAATAACAATGTAATTAAATTATATCAAAAAATGGGTGAAGAGTTTGAAAGATGTATGCCTGACGCAGAAAAGTTTGTTGAAGGTAATAACTCAGCAGGAACAAGAGTTAGAAAGTCTATGCAAACTATTAAAAACTTAGCTCAAGAAATTAGAGTTGAAGTTCAAAACCAAAAGAACAGTGTTGTAGCGTAGTTTGCTATACACATTGCTCCAAATAATAAAGGGACCGTCGAAAGACGATCCCTTTTTTTTATTAATAACCTCCACTACCTCCTCCTCCAGGACTTGGTGGTGGTGACGGTGGTGGCGTATAAGTTGTTTCTGGTTCTTCTTCTGGTTCTTCTTCTGGTTCAGTAATTATAGGAGGTGATATAACTGTAGGAATATCTGGTGTTTCTATTATTTCTGGAATCGGATCAGATAGTAATATATCATTTTCTATATTATCCTCTGTTGTTATTGGATAATTAAAAGTTTTTTCTATTTGTATTTCTTCTCCATTATTCCAATCTCCATGAAACTGCGTAACACCCATTTCTAAACCATTAGGCATATAAAATTCTTGTTCATTAAATTCATGTATATGATAACTTGAGTTCGGACTGTTTTCAATAGCGTCATCTATATTATCATATAATGGATAATAACCTAATATACCAAAAGGACCAGTTTTTTTAGGTTTCCTAAGTTCAATAAATTTTTGTCTTTTACTTAATAATCTTTGCTCAAACTCAAGTTTAATAGAATTAGAATCGTTTTCAACGGGTATTATTAAACTCGAACTACTACCACTGGTTTGACAACAATATCCTGCGGCTACAATTGGTAAAGGAAAATTATTATTTATCACGTTAATAGGAATATTATAATTTTGCATACCTTCATATTTAAAACAAATAATGGTACAAGGAACTCCTGTAATTGTATTTCCATTAGAATCAATATAAGAAATTTGCATATTATACCCAGAAGTTTGAAATATAAATGTATCTCCAATAGTTAAAGGATTTTGAAACTGTGAAGTTAACCAATCATAAAAAGCAGTGTAATCTTGAATTCCAGGTGGATTAGAACCAAAAGGCGGAGACGTTACTCCAATAGGATTGTTTTCCATTGCCATAGGCCCGTAAGGTTCACCACCAAACCAAGCGTTAGATGGGGTGTTCCAAGATCCACCCGCAAACACTCCACATATACTAAAACAATGGTTAACAGAAGCCGCTCCACAAGTTGGTGCGCAATCAGAAAGATTAGCGTGTTGCACAGCAGTAGAGGGTTGATAAACAAGTAAGTTTGTAATACAAGAATTAACCCAAGTTGGTGGCGCCCAAGTAGAATCACAAGCATGTGCAAATTCATTAGTCCTTATACTAATCGGGGTAGTTCCAGGTGTGCCTTGTGGATTAGGAAATTGAGCATTACCCCAAAGAAAAGAATTACAACCTGAAATAGAATTATTAATCATCTCGTGTTCTACTTTAAAAAACACATGCGTAAGACTTTCTCCCCAATTAGGATCGTCATAAAGTAATTGTGGTATGTTTCCTTCTAAATGCGTAACATTTTTCAACACCATTAGTATAACCTGACATTGATAAGGATGTGATCCGCTTGGCGTTCCAGGAAGTGTAGAAATACTCTCAATAGTATCATATCTCCATTTACCTAAAAATGTATAATCAACATCATATAATGTAAATGTCATACCGGAATCCATATTATTTTGAATATCGCTAGCAGAATAAACATTTCCCATAACGTCTTTTGTTGGTAACATCACGCCTATATACTCACCACCTATAGAACTATCACTTGCTGGTAAAGTATTTGCGCTTGAGACAGGATTTCCATTTTTATCCCTTAAGTTAGGTAATGGATTAGTTAAGCTCGAAGTATTGGACGACCAAGTTAATATCATCCCAGAATATCCTGCAATACCAGTATGAAAACCATCTCTATAGTTATACTCTACACAGCTGCAAGTATTTGGAACCATAGGATCTTTACATGGATCTAATGGTTCTACCTCACATTCAAATCTTCTAATTGGACGAACTGATAACGGATGACATCTATATGCTAATTTTGGATTGTTAGTGATAGTATCGTATGCATAAGCATATTTATCAGGATCTTGCAATCCAGTACCGTTATCTATGTGTTGTGAAGAAGTCCAATAAAGATGTTCTGATTTTTGCGTTAAAGGATTAAATGTAATTTGATTTGCCGCGGAAGAACCAGGACCAACATTCGTAAACATTTCTTTAAATTCCTGTACAGATGGTAAAAACCAATCATTTGTAGTACCATGATTTTTACATACAGTAGCAGCTATATCATGTGTATTTAACCAAGGGTGTGTTCCACCTGTAGGTGTTCCAGGGTTCCCAGGAAAAGCGTGTATAATATCTGTGTTATCTAAACCTAAACCAAAATCAAGAGATGTTTGAATTGTAGGTGGTGTACCACTGTGCGGTATATCGTAAGCTCCCCATTCAGATCCTTGAAGTCCAAAAGGAGTAAGTCCTGTAGTTCCTGTAAGAGTAATTGATGAAACAGCACTTGGAGTTAAGTTTCCTAAAGATGGTGATGACAACGACATTTGAGCCGTGAAATACGGTCCAACATTGTTTACCGTAGGGTATGTTGTTGAAGTTATAGTTGTATTAGGTGGAAATAATTGATTTCCATTATCGTCTAATCCAGAAACTTCCCATCCCGCGTAATTAATAAAGTTAAAAGATTGATTCCATGGTACTGATACTGTTCCTATTACTAATGAAAAACTTGGTCCATAATTTATATTAATCACGTTGGATCCTTGAGAAATAGCATTAGGTTGTATAGTTGTAGATATCGGTGTAGGACTTGTGCACGGTGAAACAACTGTTGTTGTTAAACTAAACTTAAAAGGTAAAGTGTTATTTCCTGATTGATCTAAAGCAGCCGTAAGTTGATCTACTATTTTTACAGTAAAAGCTCCATGTCCAGAAGGATGTGTTGATGGTGTTATAGAGAGTATAGTAGTTGTAGATATAGGATTACCAAGAGAATCTGCAAATAAGTTAGGTGTAATAGCTGCAAGTGTATCACCTACTTGTGGAGGAGGATTAGATCCAACATTTGGATATGGTGGGTTAGGTGTATCATTCCAATAAAACGTAAATTCATTATCATCAAGCATTTGATGAGTAGCTTTTCCATTTGTAACATCATAGGTTACAACTTCATCTCCACAACTAATATTAAAACAACTACTTGGAGTTGTAGCTGTATCTATATCATTTTGCGCTACCTCGTAATAAATATTAGTAGAAGTGTTAGGACCAACACCAGGCACAGAAAATATAATTCCACCTTCAGGACCTATATCGCCTATGTTGTAGCAAGGATTAGGAATAATAGTAGGATCACAGACGCTCCCTGCAACTGCTGTTGCTACCGAACTTAAAGATGCTACAGTACCAGCGGCTGTATAAGAATAATCTCCACCTGGAAGCGTTCCGTTTGTTCCAGATATAGGTTGTAATAGTGTTCTCCATGCGAGTTCTTGTGCCGCGGTCGGTGGAGAGGTTCCAAAATGTGTACGAACAGCATATATATCTATATCATTCATCCACATCCATTGTGCTTGTGTCTCTGTAGATTGTGTTACACAACCTACGAACGCTGGAGGACCCTGGCAAGCGGCATCTGTTAGAAATATTACAACTCTTTTAAATCCTGATTGTCCAGCTCTATTACCTAAACTACAATTTGCTGTATCTGTCACTGCTTTATCAAGATGTGTTTCAGCGGTAATAAGACCTGAAAGTAATTGAGTACTACCAGTCCCAAAAACAGCTTGAGCAACGACATCTAATTCAACGGGATCGTTACTTAACCATTTATTACTAGATGTTTGGTAAAGAAGAGAACTACCAGGATAAGGTCCAGTTGACCATCTACATATACCCATTTGGAGTTCACCAGCAATCATATGTGGTGTCCAATGTGTAATTAACGAGCTAATAAAATTATTTTGTGCTTGGGATAAAGGGCTATTCTGAGGATATTGTACACTACCTGATACATCAACAGCTACAACTATATCAAACAAACAGTTACCTCCTCCACCACCTAAACGTGCCTTACTATTAATAAAAGCAGAACGTTTAGAATTTAAAACCTCTGGAATTATTGGTTTTGCTTCTAAAGCTTCTGCTTCTATTTTTTTTATTATTTCTTTTTCGTTATCCGCCATGATTGTATTTTATTTAACTAAGATCCCATTCCCACATACAGGTAACTAAATAGATATGATCACCTGTACTTGCGTCACTTTGTATAGATAATAATACTTGATCACCTGCGCTAATAACGTTAGTACCATCATCTAAACTAGAAGTAAAATCATATGTAGCCATAGAAGAAGCTGTACAACCATTACCAGATTGCGTACCAATTACCGATGGTGATCCAAAAGTAGAAGCACTTGAAGCCCTTGTTTCTAATCTCCACGTGAATTCTTTACCACTTAAATCGCTATTTGCCCTAAGGAACACTTTTAATAATTTACCAGCAACAGGCGCGAGAAAAGGTAGATTTTTATTAGATGTATTAGTTTGTTCAGCGTCAGCTTCTTGTAACCCTATATAATGCTTAGTCGTATCAATATCATCTTTAAACATATGATGTGTTAATTGTCTTTGAGCAGAATAATGCATAGTATCAGCGTCTAAGTAAGCTGAAGCGATAGCTGTTCCTTGCCAAGTCCCAGTATCAATAGTACCAACTCTAGTTATACTAGTATGACCAACTACCGGCGAGTATAAATCTCCAATCGCCGTTCCCCCCAAAGTTATAGCGTCAGCCTCCATAGTTCCATCTACATCTATATCTCCAGCTAAATCAATGTTACCAGGTATTGTAACAACAGAGTTAGCTCCTAATCCAATAGTTGCGTCAACTTCAACAGCTTCACTTCCACCGGTTAACGACATCGCAGTTCTAGTAGAGCCATCGTGAGCTACAACGTGAAAGTTTATTTTACCTGACTCTTGACCACCAGTAGAAACATCAATTTTAGCTATAATTGCTGCATATGCTTGAGTGTTTTGAGCATTATCTTGACCTTTGAACCATATCTCACCTAGGTTTTGTCCACTAGCAACTGCGTCGTCATCTCTTAATTTTTCAAAAACTAATTGACCTGCTTGATCATCATCAGTAGTATTTAAAACTTTTATTAACGGACTATCAGCAGTTGCAGATGTAAAAGTCGTTGTAGCTGCAGAAAATGTTTTAGCGCCACTAAAAGTTTGCGTACCTGACAAATGAGCTGTATCAGAATCTAAATAAGCCGAAGCTATAGCTGTCCCTTGCCAAACTCCAGTTCCTATAGTTCCTACAGTTGTAATGTTAGCTTGAGTAAAATGTTCGTTATCAGCAAAATTTAATAAAGAATCATGATCTATTTCTCCTGGTATAGCTACCGCTGTTATTGTGGTGCCAGAATTAGTAATACCAATACCTTCATCTCCTAGTATACTAAAATCAGCGCTTCCACTATCGTCTTCAGCTTTACTTCCACCTCCACTATCAGTTGTAATAGTAACACCTGTTATATCTCCCGTGTTAGTTGTGTATCCAAAAGACTCTATACGATCATTTATAGCTGCAGAAGTCATTAATGTTGTATCATTATCAGCAAAAGATTCACTACTAGTTGTTAGTGAACCACCTGCTATTTCTGATATGGTTAAACCACTAACATTAAGCGTTACAGCTCCAGAGGTTCCACCGCCAGACAATCCAGTACCAGCGGTTACACCCGTTATATCACCATCGGTAACAGCAGCTTTTACTATTTTATTATTAGAGTCTAACCCTAAGTTACCTCCACTAGCTATAGTACCAGAAGATATGCTTTCTAAATAAACGTCGTTACGGAATCTAGATATATAATCCCATACATGTTGTCCTATCCATTTCATTACCTTTTAATTAATACAGTTATTAAATCAGATGTAGAACCCATTGTTAAATTTAAAGAGTAACCAGAAAAACTATTATCAAACTTAAGCATATCATTATCTAATAATAAAGAAGCTCCTACAGGTAAAGAAGTACTATATAAAAAATAATACTTAGTACCTGTAGAAGAATCTTGAATATATAAACTCGCTGTAATGGCAGCGCTATCAATGTTAGTTAATAATATTGATTTTAAGTTATTAATATTTTCTCCAGCAGCTATTAATTCTACATTAATACCATCAGTAGCTGTGTTAATATTATGATATGCTGTAAAAGCCATTTTACTCGAAGAACATAACGTATTCTAACACCACCGCGTCGTTTGTAGATGGCGCAACTACTACGTCTTTATCGTCAACTACTGTAAGTGGCATTAATAACCAATCACCACCGTAAAGTCTCCCAACTTCTTGTGGTGTACCACCAGTATCACCTATAGAAACAGTAACATAAGTAGATTTGTCAATATTACCCTTACCATCTCCTACGTTGCTAATATATACTTTTGCCGCGGTATTATCGCTTGGTTCTACTAATTCATTAGCCATAGTTATTAAATCTACAGCTGTAGTTGCCGCTAGTTTTCTTCTTGAAAAACCAGTAGTTTCTTCTATATCTGTTAACGCACCTGCTTTAGTCATAGTCATTGACTTGCTAATACCTCCAAATCCAGGTGCTACATCTGAAGATATTGTTATTGCTGCTGTTGTTGCCATATTTTGTTTGTTTTAAAGTTTATTATTAAGAAGCATTTAAAGATCTACCTTGATGAAACAAAGCGTATTCTATTTTGTTAGTACCTGTGCTAGATGTTATTTCTATATCTGCGTTAGCATCTTCTGCTCCCCAGGGTATAAACATCCAATCACCTCCATACAACCTACCGACATTTTGCGCGTCAATCATAATTGTTACGTAATACGTTTCGTCTGTTGCGTGATTAGCTATATAAACTTTATTTGCTTTATTTGCCATTACTCCCGCTATAGGAGAGCTACTTGGATTATCTGCATCTAAAAGATCAAATTGATCTCCAGTTACTATATCAATAACCCCATAATCCATCATGTCTAAACCGTCAGCAGTAGTACCCGCTTTCATGCACGTTGTAGACGCGCTTACGGACATATTGTCTGACAGTAGATCACTAGTTAGCGTTACCGCTGCTGTTGTTGTTGCCATAATTTTTATTTATTTATTTAGTTGTTAATTTTTTATTGATCTTGTCCCATTACCATAAATTCTATAGAGGTAGGGTTGCTTGTACAGTAAGCTTTGTATGTTTTATCTCCGTGCATAGGTATAAATCCCCAGTCACCAGCGTCTAACTGAAACTGAATAGGATCACCACTTGTAGTATCATCATATATATATATTCTATTACCCGCTGTAGTTTCTAAATTTTTAACGTACAAGTATGGAATAGCAGCAAAGTCATCTGCTGTATATAACGTTACTTGTCCACTAGCTGTACCTTTTGCTGTAGAAGTTATTTTCACTCTAGCCAAACCAGTTGTATCTTCTATACCTGTTGATGTCGTTGTTTTTGTAAGTGTAGTTGTTGTAGATAAAGACAGTTCGTCAGTTAAAAGATCTGTACTATTTATTGTTACTGATGCTGTTGTTGTTGCCATATTCTTTTATTTTATATTTTTACTTTCTATTAATGTATATGAAAATGAATTACCCCAATGCTCTCTAGCTTCCTGACATATTCCTAAAAACTCCATCCAATCGTCATTAGAAGCTATTACTTGACAACCAGCACTCCATTTATTTACGTACGTAGAAGTCTTACCTTCTAACGCTGTTGCTCTATGAATATTTATTCCAAATACACCTGTATCACAAGTTGATTCGTCAAATTCATATTGATCATTTCTATTATTATCTCTATAAACTGTTACATCTTTCTTTTGTCCTAGAGCTAAATATCTACCACTATGTAATCTTAATTTATGAGATCCTCTATATTGGCCAGGTTTTAATACTGCACATCCTTTTTCTTCTATCCAAGGATTTTCCATCCAATCATCTCCTGGGTCTGTGGTACAAACGTACTCATAGTATTGCCAATCTCCGTTTTCATCTTTAAATGATATAGTTATTATATCATCAAATTTATTTGTAACCTTACCATTAGTATCAGAGTTTCTAATACCAATAATATTTACATCATAATTATCTCCTGTGAAGTATTTATAACCTAAACTTTCTACGGTATCTTTTATTTGTTCTCTTGTGTATTTCATTATATTTCAAATCCTAAGTTTAATACCATTAATCTAAATTTTTTAGAGCTACATCCTGCCTCGCAAAATAAACAAGCTTTAATTTCTAAAACTGTAAATGTACCTAATCTAAATGTTATTTCATATTTTTGCTTTTTGTTTCCGGCAGCATAACCGTTTATCCAATTTATCATAATTTTATCTTTTACCGCCATGATATTCTGTGGCATGACCTTCGTTAATTAATATTTTGTTTAAACTTTCTAAAGTTAATCTCTCTTGTCCATCTACTACGTCTAACATAATTTCACCTAAACACCTTCCAAATTTACCTACACCATGAGAATGCAACTGTATATTATCACAACCTTCTAATAGTTGTTTGACTCTATCTTTAGCAGCTAAACCCTTAGCTTTTTCTTCTAAGTCTCTAGTTCTAGATTCTGGAGCGTTAATCCCCATAAACCTAACTCTTTTTTTTACTTTGATATCAAAACCTAAATCTATTTCGGCGTCAATAGTATCTCCATCAACCACTTTTAATAGAGAGATTTTATAAGTATACATAATTTATTTTTTAGGTACGCAATTAGGAACTGTTCTACCACCTTTCTTTTTGTATCCTTTTTGCGTGTAATTTTTCCAACATCTAAACGGTGTTCTCATTTTAAAAGGACCGTGGCCCCAATTGTCTGCTTCTAAAACGTCGTGTGCTTTTTTGTTTAGTGTTTTAACTCGGGCTTTACCTTTACCCATTATGTGATCTTTATATGCCATAGTTATTATTTTAACATTTCCAACGTCTACGCGCTGCTTTACCTCTTTCTCCAGTCCAACCTTTGGATCTAGCACAAAACGATTTTCTTCTTTTTGCATCCTTACTACCTGGTTTAACTTTTCCTGTAACAGCTGTTTTAAGTTTACTACCAGGGTTTTTACGTCTATATTCTTTGACTCCCTTAGAAGTCATCCCAGCACCCTCCTCTACCGTTCTAAAGTTTCTTCCCTTACCCTTTGTTGTTTTTCTAGGTTCGTTACTATGTAAAGGTGAACCTGGGTTTCTACGTCTACCACAACTAGTTACAGGGAAGGGATTACCGCTTTGAACGTATCCTTCTGTTTTTTTAAACATACTGTTTTGTCTATGTGATCCAGGCATATTATCTTATTATATAGTTAACACCAAATTTGAAATCATACCACTCTCTATTCCAATACTTATTATATTTTCCTTCTGCAAATATACCTAATTGTTTATCTAGTTTTCTACCAAATATAACTCCACCTGAATAATCATACCATTGTTCGTTGTTATTATACTTGTGGTACGAAAACTCTCCACCATCATTGTAATGATATGGTAATAAATTACCCCAAGCGTGTAGCCAATAGTTTTTACTATATTTATAATAATCAAAACCCATAACAATAGAATGTTGTATAACTCTACTTAATTCATTTCTTTTTCTAGTAGTATAATCGGCTAGTACTTGTGGTATAACAACTTCTTTCCATACGTCAACACTATTAGCAACGGTAGTTCCGCTTGGATCTTTATACTCACTGTTCGCGACATCTATAGTGTAACCTTCCTGTATTGCTAAGTAAGTGTAATGTAAGTTACCATTATCCAAGATCCATTCTTCTAGCGGATCATAACCGTATGGTTCTGCTAATCGATGTACAGCTCCTATACTAAACGCTAGGTCTCTGTCTTTCTTGAATCTGTACCTTTCTGATAATTCAAAATATTCTATATCAGCAAAACCATCCTTTAAATATTCTACCTTGGCAGCAAAGTGATCTACGCAAAGAGGACCATCACAATCATCATCAGAACTATATCTAATAAAGTGATGTTGATCCACGTAGTTTAACCCTTGTTGTCTAGCATAATCTATTTCAAATAAATATTCAAATCCTTGTATTTTACCTACAGTCGCAGCATCCGTATAATTAGACTCTGTACCATCGTAAAATGTTTGAGCTTTATTTTCGTGACCAAACCTAGCTATTTTTCTAATACCTATAGTAACAGAATAATCGTAGGGAGTTTCTATTGTCGATGTTTGTAATCCATCTATAATTGAAAATTGTTTTATATCTGAAACTGAAGTTCCACCGTTGACCGCTCCGTATACAGTGGAAAACTTTAATTGATTTTTTAAAATATCTTGAATATTGTAATCATAACCCTTGTAACTTATTTGTCCACAACATTTTTTCGTGGTAGCGCAAGAAGTTATAATGATTAATATTAATATTAATAGCTTTCTCATTTTGTTAATTTCTTTTCTACCGTTCCGTCGTTATATATAAAGAACAATATTTTATTATTACCTGGTTTTGCTGGTCTACCTAGTATATCGGTTACCATTAATAATTTTTTGTCTAATCTTTTTGGTAGTGGCCCTACCCAAGTTCCTTCACAGTGATTATAAGTAGCTTGACATACTGTATCCCAATCGTTCTTACAACAATATTCGTCTACTAATATAACCCACTCGTAACAAGGGTCGTTGAGCCAGTAAGGATTACCTGGACCAGTGACACAAGCAGCGCTATATAAGCAAGAAGCAGAATCATTGACATTAGCTGTAACATCGTAGTTGTACGCAGACTGATCCATACATCCTTCAACAATAGCCACGCACGAATTGTTATCAGTATTAGCTGTTGAATCATAGTTAAGAGCAGTACTGTCGGTACAACCATAAACATAACTAATACAACTAAAATCTTCCGTATTTGCTTCGGGATTGTAGTTGAGCATAGAAGGATCAGTACAACCGTAAACATAAGGAACGCAAGAATTGTTATCAACATTAGCTAAAGAATTATAATTAAACATAGAACTATCTGTACAACCATATATAGGAAGTATACAACTAAAATCATCTGTATTACAGCTATCACAGTAGTTTAACGCTGTAGGATCTGTGCAACCATAAATAAACGGAACGCAAGATTCGTTATCTGTATTTGCTAGTGGATTATAATTAAACATTATAGAATCAGTACATCCATAAACAAATGCTATACACGACCCGTTATCTGTGTTTGCGTTTGGATTATAATTAAACATTGTTGGATCCATACATCCATATACATATGGTAAACAACTTCCGTCATCCGTATTAGCGCTAGGTGAATAATTCCACCTACACAGCTACCATCGTCTGTGTTTGCTAGTGGATTGTAATTTATAGCTATTGAGCTCATACATCCATAAACAATAGCAACACAAGTATCAGGTGTGTTAGCGTTAGGATTATAGTTGAAAGCTAAAGGTTGCATACACCCTAAAACCACAGGAACACAACCACCGTTATCTACGTTAGCTGTGCTATCATAATTAAAAGCTGTACTATTAGTGCAACCAAACACAGCTAGATCATTGCAACTACCATTATCAACATCCGCTACATATCCTTGAGTGTAATATTCTAAATAACCAGGGTTGGTACAACCAGGATTATAATAACACGTATCGCTAGTATTTGCTAAAACATCGTAGTTATAAGCTGTCACGTCCATACATCCCATGACTACCGGTATACATTCGTTACCACAATAAGGCTGTGCTTCATATATATCTAAAGCGCTTTTATAATTTCTTAATTTATTTTCATTTGGACCAGGCCAAGGATTGTTACCTTCGTATATTATAGTTCCAAAATAATTTTCTACTTTAAAAGAGTTTTGTATCGTTTGTATATCTAACTGCTGCGCATTCTGTTGAGGTGTAGGTATTTCAAAGTAATAAAAATATACCTCGTCATTAGAATTAAGAACTAATTCAAATGTGTCAGAATAAACACCGTTTTGATCTATTCTAAATTGCCATAAAGAATCTCCTTGCTCAACACCTAACCAACAAGCTCCCCAAGAATCTCCTCCATTGTCATATAATATTAAATCATAAGTACAAGGTGAGGTTAATAACATTTTATCAGCATTAGGATCGTAATTAAACGCCGCTGGATCCGTACAACCATAAGTAGCTAATGTCACACAACTTCCATCATCATCTGTAGCTAAAGAATCATATTCTAAATAACTAGGATTAGTACATCCATATATAATAGTATCATTATTACAACTATCAGATACATAAGGATTTGATGACGCTGTAGATCCAAAGTTTGGTGGATTTAAAAGAAATACAGTGTCTTTACAATCTAAGTTTGTTACTAAGCAACTTCCAACTACAGATCCTCCACCAATACCATCTCCATAGGTATCGTTGATAGTAAATATTATTGTGTCTCCAATAGGTACACAAACTTGCGTGTGTATTGTTTGTCCTGTTTGTGTATAATCATAAGTTCCAGAAGAAACAGAGTATATTATAGTTCCATTAGCTAAGACTTCCCAAGAAGTTTCGCTAGGCCAGTTATCTAATTTTATAGCAACATCTAATAGTGATTGCCCAGGATTACAAACTACATTTTGCACACAACTACCATCATCAACGTTTGCCCATGGGTTGTAATTAGTAGCGTTAGGATCAATACAACCAAAATAATAAATACACGAACCATCGTCATGTGTTGCTGTAGAATCATAATTAGACGATACAGTATCTGTACAACCGAATACAACTGTAAATGGGTCACCTACATATAAATCATCTATACATATATCACTATAGTACAAACTACCTGTTGTAGCTGTAAATACTATTTTAAAAGAATCTATGGCGGTTATAGGGTAATAAGCAAGTTTCCATTGGTCTCCTTGATCACCAGATATAACGCCTAGTGTTGTATACCCATTAGCGTCTATATAGCCAGCTTCCAAATCTCCCATAGTTGACCCATACATATGGTACCAGAAAGATAATACCTTACCTGGTGTTTGCGATATATCAAAAGTAGGTGTGTATGTTATAAACGTTTGACCTGGATAACCTACCCCACTAGTAGAAGCTTCTGCATAATAATATATTCCGTTACCTGTTGTGTGGTCTCCTTGTGGACCCGTTAATTGAGAACTTGTTGGCCCTTGCATTAACCACCAATCTCTATCATTAGTCGTATCTTGTTCTAACTCTAAAGTGTTTTCAAAATCATAAACCCAAGGAAAAGTATTTATTTGACTAAAACTAAATATTGGTAATAATAATAATAATAATATATTTTTCATTTTAAAAATCACTCATTAATTGTTCGTCTATTTCTTCTTGTACTTCTTCTCTTGTCGCTACCATTTTAAAACTTAAATCGGCTTGAAATCTAGCTACCTCTTCGTTGTCTTTAAATATTATAATAGTAGGTATAACCGCTATTTTATGTTTCTTTTGCAACTCTGTGTTTTTACCTATATCTACATACCCCTTAGTGTTACAGTCTTTTAAATCCATAATCCAATCAACGCCATTGCTTTCGTTCCACTCAGCGTTAAAATGCGTGACTGTTATTTGACTAAAAGACAAATTAGTCAACAAAGCAAATAATAATATTAATTTTTTCATCTATTATAGATTTTATCTTCAATTTTTTCTAGAGTTTCTTTCATTTCCTCTATATCTGATTGAGTTGTCATTATTGTTTGTCTAATCATCTGATCTTTCATGTCAAACTCCATTCTAGTTATTTCAGCTTCAGGGATTTCTTTTAATATTTCTTCTTTGAGAATATTAACATCCACTTGTACCGGTTGTTCTTTAGCCTCTTGTATTTCAGCCATCAACGAATACCACCCCGCTATTAAAGTAGCAATACCAAAACCTAGAGCTATCATAGTTTTGACACTCATTTTAAAAGTTGTATCCTCGTTTAATTCTTTTGCCATTTATACACTTATTTTTTATATATAATTACGTATTTTTTGCTTTATTTAATCGTGATAGTAACAATACCCACTTTTAGAGTTTGTTTGCATCTTACATCTTTCTTTATTAGACTTTATCTTTTTACACTGTTTTTTCTTTCCGTCTTTTCTTTTTTCTACTTTAGTGTGTATTGTACAATAACTACTTCCAGGTTCTACTTCTTTTTTACATCTATTACCACTTCCACTTATAGCTGAACAAATCCCATCTTTTTTACTTTTCTTTTTGTTTTCTTTTTCTTTTTCTAAATTTTCTTTTTCTTTTTCTTCTTTTTTAATTTTATCTTTAGTTTTCTTTTTTATTTTTTTCTCTTTTTTAATTTTTTCTCTAACTTCTTCTACTTCTTTGTCTTCAATACCAACATCCCACTTGTTCCAACCTAAAGATAAAGCTATTCTTTGCCACCATGCGTTTTCAGAATCTGCAGCACCTCGTAAATTTTGTATTTTTCTATGTAGTCTATTTAAAGGTATATTAGTAATTGCCTCTGTGCTATTTGTAACAGCATCCCATAATGGATTATCAATATCAAAAATTTCCATTTCTTTCATGACATCTTTATTCCAATCGGTAGTTCGTTCCGCACTAACTAATTTTCTAATTTTAATACTTATAGGTGGTGATATCTGTAACAACTCAGGCCAAGCTGGAGATTTAAACCACGAATCACTTTTTTGATTTTCAACAAACTTTATAACAGTGTTTTTTAAAGTAGATACAACAGCTCCATACACTCCAGTTCCTCTTAATATAGAATCTAAAGTACCGTTAATTACTCTATCTCTTTTCTTTTCAAAAAATTCTTCGTCTTGCTCGTCATCATCAAACATCATAGCAAATAAAGCTGTTTGTAGTCCGTAAAATACTATACTTTGAACAACTCCATAGTAAATTATTCTAGAAACGTTAGCAGTATCACTTTGTGCTTGAGAAGTATAACCTTTTGATATTCTTCTATTTTTTAAATCAAGCGCTGATTTTTTCATTATTCTAACGTACTGAGAAGTAACGTTTTGAAAAGCTAATATAAATCTACCTAAAACAGAGGCTTGTTGTTGAGATATCATATCAGGTCTAGCTGATTGCTGTGTAGCTTCTGCTATTTCTTGAAAATCTATAAAAGCTTTAGCTTCAGCTTCTTTCTTACTTAATCCTTGTTTTAAATATGTGTTAATTCTATTTCTTAAAAAACTAGCTCCACCAATTGCGATTGCAAAACTATCACCCATTTGGGTAGGTAAAAAACCTATATTCAATAAGTATCTTATAGCGGCTCTAACAGGTTCTTTAGATCCAGAAACTTCTCTAGCTATTTCGTTTGCATTAACATCAAATCCAGCTCCAGTTCTTCTTTGTTTTAAATAATCAGAATTAAATATCATTGCAAAGTCTGACCAAAATTGTTTTTGATTAGCAAATCTAGCTGCTGCTTTAAATATATTGTTATCTGCAAAATTCATGAAGTTAACAAAAGAAAGTTGCTGTAGTATTGCAGATCTAGCGTTAAAGAACATTGTTGCTCCAACAGAACCGTTGATCCAGTCTATCCAAGCATTGACAATTTTGTTCTTACCAGTTGGTCTATTAGTGCCCTTGGTAACGCTATAAAGCATATCTTTCAAGGCACTTTTAAAGTCCGCTCCGTATATAGCTTCTATTTTATTTAAGTTTTTCTCAGAAAATATAATTTCAGAGTTTTCTATAAATTCTTGGAAAAATTTAGCTCTACCAATTCTACCTGTAGCGTCTATTAAATCGTATTTTATACCACCTGCATCCCAATTATCACTAGGTTGTACGTAACCTTTTTCGTCTTTAGATATTCTACCTAGTTTATCTGCAAATTCTTGCATTTCAGGATCAGACTTTACAACTTCTACTAAGTTTTTTTGATCTGTTTTTGATATACCTGGAATTTTAAGTCCAAATTTATCCCACAAATAAACTCTTATTGCGTCTTCATTAGTAAAATCACCGTCAGGTATTTTCTTACCCAACTTCTTACGAACATCAGGCATTGATTTTATTAAAGCTCTATAATCATTTGCTATAGCTTGTTTAGCTGCGTTTAATTCTCTATAAGCTCTATTTAAAGGTCTTACTAAAGCTTGTTCAAAAAAGTTTCTATGTTGATTACCTTTTTCACCCCTCCCCATAAAGTTATAAAGTAATCCTATAAAATCTTCGTGTGATGGTGGTACAAAAAATCTAAACTTACCCTTACCTTTACCACGTCTTCTAGCTTTAGCTTCAGAAAATCTTTTGTTAGATTCAATACCAGATACATCTTCTAACACATCGTTAAATTCTTTGTCCATAGACTTACTGAACTTAACTCTAGCTTGTTGCACTTTAGACTTAACATCTATCTGATCTAACATGTTTTGTACAGCTTGTACGTTTTGTATTGCATCATCAGCAAAGTAAAAGTCATTATAACCTTCTGCTGCCTTATCTAATACCCATAACGCTTTAGCTTCCGATGTAGAATTACCTAGTCCAGTAATATTTTCTAATGGTATATTTAAACCATTTTCTTTTAAGAACTTTTGTATTGCAACTGCAGACTCAGCTGGTCTAGCGGTTAGAATAAACATATTTTTAGTACCAAACTTACTTGCTAACTTTTTAGCTTTATTTAACAATGGCGCTGGTTTACCATCTACAACTTTATTAAATTCAGAGAAGTCAAACTTATAATCTAATCCTAACAAATCTTGGTATGTACTAGCGTACTGCTCTGGTGTTAAAGTTCCTTCAGTTCCATCTGGTCTAGTAAATCTAATTAAAGAACTACTTGTAGCAAGTGTATCATCAAAATCTAATATACTAATACCTTTTGTAGGATTGTTAGTAGATCTAGAAAACTTAGCAACAGTATCTATTGTGCTAAGATCTTTAATTCTATTTCTTAAATTATCAGTTAAAGTAAATATACCTTTAGCCTCTTCTTTAATTAAAATATCTAATATATTATCATACCTATTTATACCACCTTTACTTTTATAGCCTCTTTCAGTAATTTGATTGTCAATATTTTTTGGTAAAACATGAACAAAAGATTTGTTAAACATATTTTCAACATTTTCTTTAGTCGTGTTTTTATTAATATAATCTATTAAAATATCTACAGTATCGTTAATAGTTATTTCATGTTCTAAGGTTAACTCACTTGATTTTAAAGTAGAATCTTCATTTAAAGTTATACCAAGTTTAGCTATTTTTCTAATAGCACCTCGTTGGTCATAAGCTATTAGCTGTATCATTGATATTTTCTCACCTTTAGTTAAATTAGAATCTAATATTTCAAATACAAAATCTCTAGCTTCTTGAGCTTGTTCGTTTACTTTTTTAACTAAATCAACGTTTTTACGAGCATTATTTTTTATATTTTCAATGTTCTCGTATAATTCAACATCTTTAAAAGTTTTACCATCATAACTAAATTGCATTTTAAAACCTTTATCAACTTCTTTTAATTTAAAATTGCCATTAAAATTACCTTCTAACAAAGTGTTTAACACGTTGTTTAACAAAAGTTCATTAGTAGTTATATTGAAGACACCAGCTGATCTAGTCGATCTAAAAACATTTTTTAGAAATTTATTTATTTCATCAATTTGTTTGTTTTTACCGCTTATTTTAGAGATAGTGTTATTAAGATAATTAACAAACCCTTCGTGAGCCATCTCTCTTATTTCTGGCATATTAGTGTCTTTAACATCTTTTATTATAGTGTCAATATCTAATATATCTGTAAAATTTATTTCAGCTAACTTAGTATCTCTTAATTCTACTTCTAAATCAAAAATATATTCTAGTTCTTGTAATATAGTTTTAGTATACTCGTCTTTTTCTATTTTAATTTTTTTATCTAAAACTGTAAGAAATTTTCTTTTAGCTTGTCTATCTGTTAAAACATTAGAAAGTTTAATAGTATTTTTTAAAACATTGTACTCTTTTGTAGATCTACTAAATTTAACATCAACATCTCTACCTATAGCAGCGGATAATTGTTGTATATCGTCTATCGCTAAAGTCTGTCCTTTTATTTCTGCAATATCTTTTCTTAATTCGTTAACTTTAGGATCTTTAGCAACTTCCATTGTAGCATCAAAAGATAAAGAACCTGCCATAGCTTTTGCTAAAGCATCTTTTCTAGTTCCTTTTAATCCAGATCTAACGCCTGTTTTAGGGTTTATAGCTGGTTGATTAAAAAAAGCTACAAATTGTTTTTCTGTAGGTATTATTTTTCTATAAAGTCTTACTGCGTTTCCCTTATCTATAACATTTATAGCTTCTTTTGGTAATAAATTTTGTTCAACAGCTGACTCTACATCTGCTTTAGATGTTAGTTCTCTATCAAAAACCGTAAATACTCTTTCGTTTTCTGGAACCATTTTTTCTAATTGCACTAAATCAGCAGTAAAAATAGCATCTACTATAAATGTTCTATATTTTTTTAAATTATTAATATATTCTTTAGTACCTAAAAAGTTTTTAATATCTTTAAATAAATAAACAGAAGCTTCGTCTCTTAATTTTCTTTGTATATTTCTTACTGAAGTACCTACTTCATAAGCCCTTAATAAAGATTTTTTAGCGGTACTTAAAACTTTATTGTATAAATCACTACCTGTTTTTATACCTAGTTGTTGTCTAAATTTAGAATACTGCTTTTCTTTTGATTTGATTTTTTCTTGTCTTGCCTTTGAAGCTTCGGATATAGACATATCTTCTTGTTCCAAAGCTTCTTGCGCAGATTCATCTGTATCTTCTATATCAAAAGTTGTTTCACCTTCTTTAGTCTTTTTAGCAGCGTCTATTCTTTTTGTTTTACCTTCTCTTTTTGCTTCTATTGCCAACTTTTTAGCGGCAACTAACTTACCAAACCCAATATTAGCCATTAAAAACTCCCCAACAGTTATTGGTTCACCAGAATCTGTTTTTCTTTTAGCGGCTGGATCGTAATTAATTAACCTATCATAAACAGCTTCAATAGTTTCTTGAAACTTTTCTTTACTTAATCCTAAACTTTTAACATAATTATTTATTGCCCCATCTTCTTTTACAATAGAATTAAATACATTGTCAAACGGCGAAGGTAAAATTTTAGATTTTCCATCAGCGCCCACTACTTTTTCTTTTGCTCTAAACTCAGCTTGTGTTTTTGCTCCCTTCTCCATTTTGTTGACAGCGGCTACGGCCTTTGATATAGACATTTTAGCTTCAGCGGTAGTAACTTCTTCACTTGTAACCTCACCTTCAGCAACATCAACTGCTCTTTGACTAAGTTTACCAGCTTGTATACTTTTTTGGTAATCTTTCATAAAGTTGTAAGTAGCTATACCACTTTCAAATTCTTTATTATATCCAAAAGCTCTAAATACATTGTGTAGGGTGTTTCTAAGTTGTGTAAAAATACCTTCGTTAAAAGTTAAATCACCTTTTGTTAAACCATCGGAATATATAGTTAACCACTCGTCAGTAGTATTTATATCTAACCCCTCACCGTCTTTACCTTCGTTTCTACGATTTATTTCAGCTTCTATATAATTTCTAGATTTTTTAGATATAGTATTTTTAAAATCGTTTATAAATTTCTTTTTAACATCTGTATCAAGGTTACTTAAGTGCTTAGTTAATATACCATGTAGTATTTCATGTCCACCAACGTTAATTTGACCTGTTTTACCTGCAATGTCTTTATTTATAACTATAGAATCTCCAATAATAAAACCATCAGCACCTTTAACGTTTTTAGCCTTACCTCCTTTTTCAGCTATTATTTTATCATAAGCTTCTTGGGCCTTATTATCGTTATCTACAACAATAACATCTTTACCTATACGTTTACCTTCGGTTTCTGCAAAAGCAATTGATTCAGATATATTAAATTGTTCTAAACTTTTTTTAGTTTGTTTTTGAAGTTCAACAACATCTACACCTTCATATTTACTAATAATATCATCAATATTTTTTTGATTTTCTTCTAGCTTAACATCGTTGTTAACTTTTCTAAAAACTCCTTTTTTATTATTGTTTTGTTCTAATATTAATCTTTCTAATTCTAAATCAATTAATTTTTCCTTGTCTTTAGAGTCTGTAATATTTTTATCTATTTCTTTACCTATATTAGCTCTTCTTTGTTTGTTTTTTACTTGAGCTTCTAAGTTTTTATTACCTACAATATTTATTCGTATGTTAGATATTTCTTCGTCCGTTAAATTTTTATCATTTAAAAAATCTACAACATCTTTTTCTGTTGCAAACGCATTGTTTATACTATATTCCGTAGGTGTTGCGGCAGCTGAAATTATATCAGCAACATTAACCACTCCTTTAGCTTCTAAAATACCTTCTAAAAATATTTCTTCACCTTTTATTTCTTGGCCAGCTGCTATTTGACCACCAAGTTCTCCAAGTGAACCACCGGTCATTTCTATAGGAGCTACAGCTAGTGGTATCCCTACTACTTTTTGTATTTTAGTTTTTGGTGTTTTCAATAATTTACCAGCTACACCTCTAGATAAACCAGCTGTAATACCTTCTACAGCAGCAATAGTTAAACCTCTAGCTAATGATCTATTTTTAATTCTTGTTACAGTTTCCTCGTTGTTTAATATTTCTCGAATATTTTCTTTATTAAACTCTTTACCACCTAACTCGTCTTTTAAAAGCTCTGTTAGTGTTAATCCAGTTTCCATAGCACCAGTTAGAGATGAAAAACCAGCAATTAAAGCACCTCCACCAGTAGTAGCTGTACCAAGAGGACCAGCAGAAAAACCAGTAGCACCAAGCGCAGCTCCAGTTCCCATAGAAGCTAATGTAACAGCAGCTACATCATCTGAGTCAAAAAACGAACCTACCATTGTAGAAAGAGAAGTAACAATAGCTTGCGGCGCATAACCTGGATTTTCGGCTAAAGCTTTCATACCTCCAAAAAATCCTCCTCCATTTTCTTCAACAGCTTTTTGATATAAAAACTGCTCATTAGTTGGGCCGTATTTATTCATGTTATTAACAGCGTTGATATAACGTTGTAATTCCTCGTCACTTGTAGAAGAACCTTTCTTATAAATATCAAAAGCCTCATCAACAGACCCAGCAGTACTCCAACCTATATTCCAAGAAGTTAGTAAGTCTTCCCAAAAACCACCATCAATAGGTTCAGGTTGTTTGACAGCTTTTGTTGCACTACCTAAAGGTATTCCAAAAGCGTCTACTTCAGAAGTAGATAATGATGCAAATATTTTGTTATCACTCATACTATATCTTAGTTTTTATTGAATTCCTCTTTTTTCTAATTCCGCGTTTAATTGCGAGGCTTTTTTCCATGTTAGAGGTACAAATCCAGTTACTTTACCTGTAAACAAATCAACTTTAACACCATCCATTGATTCTAAAATATCTTTTAAATCTTTATCATTTATTGTGTTATTAATAATAGCCATTTTAAATGGACCTGTAAGATTGTCAGCTAAACCTCCAATGGCCTCAAGAAATCCTTCTTTTACCCGACCTGTATTTGAAAACTCTTGTTCCATTAAATCATCTCTAGGACCTTTTGATTTATCCATGTATTCTTGGTTTACTTTTTTGAAAAAATCGTTTACTTCTTCTTTACTTACCCCGTAAATAGCAGCTAAACTCTCCGCAACATCTCCATCTGACAATGGTACTGCTTGTGAATTATCAGTAAATTTTACTTTATAAGCGTTACTACCACCGTATCTAAGCGGGTCTATCATTAAAGTAGCAGCAGTATAAGTAACTCCTTCTCTAGAAAACGAAGGTAACTTTATGTTTACTGTTTCACCTGATATTAAACCTTCAGTTGATGATGTTGCAGTTGTAGTCTGTGCTAAATCTGTAATTTTTGTAGCTAAATCACTAAAATCTTTGTTAAAGTTACCGGAAGATGTTTTACCACTACCACTACCACTACCACTACCACTACTACCACTACCACTACTACTAGTTGTTGTCACATTACCCTGAACTTTAGCATCAATTTGTTTTCTATACCATTGTAAGTATTGTGATTGTAAAGTTTTAGATTCTCCTAATTCGTTAGAATAACTATAAGTTACATCTCTAGATCTCATTATATCATATGCGTTAGCTATTTCTTCTTGGGTTAAATTTTCTACATCTTTAATACCAAACTCTTCAGGGTTGTTTTGTATAATTTGCTCTATAAAAGAATCTGTATTGGTACTTTTAAGTACATCGCCTTGCTCCGCTCCAAATCCGTCGAATATTAAAGATTTAATACCTTTTGGCCCAACTGAATTTATAGTACGAATAAGTGCGTTTACTTGAGATTCATATCCAGGTGTATTTACTGTGACACCGTCGCTTATAAGTTTTTGAATAACGTTTTGTACTTCTATATCTTTTTTTATTCCAAGGTTATCTATTGTTGTTGGACCATCACCTATTTCGTTTAAATCTATTACTTTAGTCTCGCCGATACCAGTAGTTGTTTGGTATTTTTTCTTTTCTTCGTCTGTTAAGTTTTCGTCTAACCAAGCTTTTTCTAATTTATCTTTATTTTTTAAATACTTATCATAAGCAGCTTGAGATTTAGGACCCCACTCACCATCAGGATCAAGTTCATTACCGTCAGCATCAGTAAACCCACCTTCAATTAAAGCCTCTTGTAGAAACTTAATATCCGTACCGTCTCCATATACCTTCTGTCCTTTTTTAAACGTGTATTGGTTTCCATCGTTATCTCTAGTATAAAAAGCTAATTTTCCTAATTTAGTATCTGTTTTTCCAAGCGCTTTATATTTATCATCTTGATAAGACCCACCTTTAAACTCATAACTGGTAGTACCTTTCGCGTCTGTCCAAACAAGTTTACCATCTTGTATTTTTATATTTTGACCATTACTAGCATATATATCCTCCCACATTCTTCTTGTGGTTGCATCCATACCTCTACTCCATTGAGACTCATCTTCACGACCATCTTGAGAGTTTCTTATTTCTAATAACTTTTCGTTAATTGCATCGAAAGCTACAATAGCATCTTGATTCTTTTCAATCCTCTTTTTTATCTCATCATATCTTTCATCGTTAATGTTTAAACGAGACAACATACGCATGTCTTCTTTAGTAGCTTGTGATATTCTTTTTATTTCATCTACAATAGGCATCGGATTACCACTTTGATGTCCAAATATAGTAGAGTCGTCAAATTCAGGTAACTTCTCTTTTAACAATGTAAATCTATTTTGAGCAGCGGCTTCTCTTTCTTGTATTAAAGTAATTGTAGGACCAAATAAATTAGCTAAGTTTTTTTGCGTACGTAAAACAGCTGCTTCACCTTGTGATCTATATCTAGCCGCCATTTTATCATAAACATTACCACTAGCAGGTTTTTCTAACGCTGATATTTGATCGTCAATTCCTGTGGTATCTATTGCTCTAGGTTTAATGCCACCCATTTTTACTCCAGCAATTTTATCTAAACTAAATTGATCTAACCCAGTTAGATTATCTTCTTTTTTATTATCTTCTGCCATAATTTATATTTTAATAACTATAAGGAATTCCACCTGTTGGTCCACTGTAACTTGGCGCATACGGAGACATACCGTAACTTGGGTTAGTACCAAACGCACCGCCAGACATATTAAACATGTCTGTCCCAAATTGACCTGATCTAGCGCCGCCCGGAGCGTACATTCCAGTAACACCACTTATAGCTTGACCCATACCGGCGGCAAATTGAGCTCTAGCTTGTCTTCTAGCTGCGTCCGCAGCGTTCATTCTATCTATACTTAAACCGTACAACATCTCTGTTCTTCTATCTTCCTTTGCTTTTTTCATCATCTCACCCTGCATTTTAGCTATATCTACTTGTGATTCACCAGTTCTTTGTAGTTGATCTATTCTAGAAGATTCAGCCATAGCTCTTTGTTTATTAACTTGTTCTTGTTGTGCTATTTGAGCAGAAGCTTGTCTAGCTTGTCCGGTAGATATATTAGCCATTTGTTGCGCTAATCCAGCAACTCCAGCTCCTCCAGCAACACCTTTTAAATTAGCCATAACATTAGCTTGGGATTGTTGTTGTTGTTCTCTTAAATAATCTGCGGCTTGTGTGTTTACAGTGGCGTCTTCGTATACGTTTTCCATACCAGCGTACGGATTAGTTAATCCTAAGTATGGATTTACAAACTCTATATCTTCAAAAGCTTTTTTAGCTGCCTCTAATTCTTTTCTAGCAGCAGCTTGTTCTCTTCTTCTTTTCTTTCTACCAAACATACTACTAATAGCGCTTATAACACCTGGAGCAACAGTAGCTATCATTTGTGCTGTAGCAGGATCTTTCAACGGCGAAGGTTTTATTGAAGAAATTTTATTAAAAGGGGATTTATATCCCACCGGTAATTTTGCCATATTATTCTATTTTATCTATTTATAGTTACACTTTTTGTGTTTTATTTACTACTAACTGTTATTTCTGAGCCTACAGCGAATAATTCTTGCTTTACAGAAGAGTTATTTGTAAATTGTACTTCTGCGAAATATCCTTTTAAACTAGATACATTTGTATAGTTATTATGCTCAGGCTTTCTAAACATAAAGAAATCACCTGCTGTAGCACTACCAACACTAGAAACTTCTACATATTTTTTACCAATAGCGGTGATATCTCCTATTTCAGTTCTAGTACCAACAACAGGAGGTGTCCAAGTTCCACCAGCGTCAATACAAAGAAGTTCTGTATTGTTATTTGATGGACGTATACTACAAGTACCAGGTGTTATCGTGCAGTAATATAACTTGTCTCCAACCTGTACTGATTCGTTTATATTTTTATCAAAGGTTATTCTATCTGGCATAATTTTAAGAATTAGTTGCTAATATAAAAGCTCTATCAATATCGTAAAATACATCTACACTATCTGTTGGGAAAACAGATACAGTCATAGTTCCCTCTATCAAAGCGTAAGCTGATGATCCATAAACACGTAAAACCGTGTTATCTTTAATTGTTTGTGCTCCAGTAACAGTTATAGGTGTTCCAGAAGCGTGAACAGCTGTTATTAAATTTGCGTTACTAGAAGTTGTTACATTACTTCCAATTATTTTACTTCCAACAGAAACACCACTAATACCATCTATATCTATAGAAGTACCACTAACGTCACCGTTGACCGTAATTGTTCCAAAGTTATTTGTTTTACTATTAGTAGATGTTACAGGAGTAACGGTTAAATCAAAACTAAACAACCCTCCAGTAGATTTAGATATTAAATCAGATCCATAAGCTCTAAATACAACAGCCTTATCATCTCCCCAGCTAGGTGTTGTAGAAAGTGTAATTGTTTTTGCGCTTCTATCTATAGCTGTAATAGTAGGATATGTTAAAACTCCCAGTGTTCCACTTTGTTCTTCATCTGAACTATCTGCTATGTCTACTAAACTCATACCAATAACTAAACCGTCTACACTATCTAAAATCATACTATTAGAGTTTGTTCCAGTACCATCTGTTTGTCCTGTCACTTTAGTGAAAAAATCTCTATCTTTAGGTTGTAACGAATCTGCTAAACTATTTCTGTTATTAGTACTAGAAGGTAATGTATATTTATATCCAAGAAAAGGAGCGTCACTACTATCTGATATTGTTTTACTTATAGACATAACTCTTTTTGATGTAGACCCAGCAGAATCATCTACTTTCATCGCAACGCTATCGTTATCAGAAAAACTACCTATTCCTACGAACTGAGCATCAGCTTGATCTGAAGAAGTAGAAAATCTAACTCCCACTTGTTTATGTTGTATTACTGACGTTGAAGTAAAATAACTATTAGAACTTATAGAATTAGATATTTCAGTTTCAAACTCAGGATATGCAAATAATAAAAAATCATAAGTTTTACCACCAGAATCAGCTGGAAGTACAACTGTTTTATTGAACGTACCTAAAATAGATATATTATTTAATACGTTTTCAGACGTAAAAGTATTAGTAAATGTATCTGTTGTAAAATTGTAAAATTTATTTGGAGATGAACTATCTTTTATCTGTAAACTAAACACAGCTCCATCGTCACCTGCTACGTTTACCGTTACATTATTAATCTTAGAAGATATTTCTGTTTTATCAGTACTAAATCCTGTTATTGTTTTCATTATATAGATGTTATATCGTTAGCAATTCCTATCCCCTGAAAATTAAAAGCCTGCGTATCTACCACGCTATCGTCACCACTAATGTAATTAAACCATTTTCCTTCTTTTTCAATAAAACTTGAAACAGTTCCACCTTGTTGATCTGTTTCAATACTATTACAAATCCAACTTTCGTCTCCATCGTAATTTAAAGTATTGTAGTTTTTAATAACAAGAGGAGATTCATTTAATAAAAACGTTATATTAGAATTAGTAGAAGTACCATAAAAACTATTTCTCGTTGAATTATCATGGTGTTTATAACATTGTCCCGCGTTAAAAGTATAATAATCTCCAGACATACTAACACCTGACTCTTGTATAAATGACTTGAAACTAGTCCAACCTTTCACGTCTTCACTATAAGTAACCGTTTGACTATGACCACTTGTATTTCCTTGTATACCGTAAGTAGTGTTGTCTCCTCTATCAAATGTTAAATTATAATCGTTTTTATAGGTATCATAACTACCAATAATATTTATGTGACTATCATCTTTAAATTCTTTTTTAAACCAATCACTCATACCAGCATCTGATATTGGTGTTAATCCATCCATAGATAATCTTAAAACAGCTCCTCTTTGTCTATCTGTAAAATAAGCTCTATAAGAATCTTTAGCAAATGATTCTGGGTTTTGTGATATACCATAATCACCAACAAAAGGATTTGCATCACCTAATACAGCGTCAGAAGCTACTAACTGCGAGTTACCATCCGCGTTGTACAAGGCGTTTTTATTAGCTGTTATACTAACTACTCTATCTTCACAAAATGCAACTAAACTTATTCTTCTTGAAAATAGTTTTTGTATACTACCGTATGTAGGGTTTAAATCTTTTGTAATCTTTTCAGCCATTATAAACTGGTTGAGATTATTGATCCCACCAGTATCGTTATATATACCAGAATATATCAACCCACTTTTTCTGTTTTCTTCTTTATACTGCTCTTGTAAGGTTGATGAAGCTCTAGCTCCGTTACTTATAAATGGTTGGTTAAAGTCATCTCTAATTCTATTAGATTCAACTCCGTTACCAAAAGTAAAACAATTAAAATATGGCAATCCTATATTTTTGTTTAACGTTCTATTTAACGCTATTTTTGTTATTTTACCAGACACTATAGTTTCTATAGTGTGAATTCCAACTTCAACATAACTTAGATCTTTTCTGTAGAATCTTAATGTAGAATCTTCAAACAACTGTGTTTGATCACTCGTGCTACTTTGTGAAGCAGATGTGGTTCCTCCAGAACCATCGTCTATATCATCAGTCAACGCAGTTAGTCCTGGATCTAATTCTACTACTCTTCCATCCCAACTTTTAACTACACAATCACCAAAGTTAGGTGTAGCAGTGTGTGAACCTGATTTGTCACATCTAACAGCTGTTCCAACAGGTGCTATCATATGTCCTTTTCTATTGTCTGGATTAGCAACTTTAGTTGCGTCTGTAGATTCTAAATCTAACTTTAATGGTATTGCGTCTGATGCTTCGTAGTAAATATCTAAATCTGTATTTTCTTTAGGTTCTGTTTCCCAAACAGCAGGGTCATCACTTAAAACGGTAGAATTTTCAGAAACATAATTTTTTATAAATTTTAAAAAACCTGGTGTTTGCGGTAAGTTACTAGCAGCACTCGCACTTAAATCATCGTTATTAGTTAACGAATAAAGAATCCTTTGTATACCAGTGTTAGTTCCATCGTAACATTCGGTATTAGGATTTTTATCTAATTCTATTATAAAACAAACTCTTCTATTGTGAGGCGCTGCAAAATCTCTAATAGCATCTAGATAATCGTTGAAATGAGCAGGTGTTCTATCGTTGGACCACTCGTGCCATTTTGCCCAAACAGAATTTCCTCGTGGAGCTATAGGATCGTCAAGTACATTTTCCTTGTTAGCACTGTCCCAAACGTAAGTTCTATTCCAAGCGGTGTGATTGTATAAATGTTTTTTAGTAACCTTTAATATTGTAAATATTGTTTCGTTTACATCGTATTCAAATTGAAACTTACTACCTATTACTAAGTTTTGAATAATCGCTTCGTTTTCAGGGTGATTATGCGTTATATCCCATTGTTTTTCGTAAATATTTGGATCTGGAGTATAATTTGGGTGTTGTATTGGATAGCTTGAAGTACTTCCACCACCACTAGTGCTATTTGAATCTGGACCAGAGTGTCTATAATCATTTTTTTGTTGGTTATAATTATGTATATGCTGAAAGTCTATCCACTTTAAAGATTGTGTGCCGAGCCAATTAGAAGCAGAAGTACTCTTCTGATGGAAATCAGTACTTGGAGCTAAATGTTCTCCAACGTGAGAAAAAGATAAGTGCATGTAGAATTCGCCACCTCCACTTCCTGTTTCTCCGTAAACGTCAGGATCTCCATGTTGACTATAAGTAGTTGCGCCACTTCTTACTTGTCCGTTAGCAAATTGCTTTAACCACATAAAATTTCCGGCGGCAGTAGAACAATATTGACCGTTAGTTTCGATAACACCCGTCATACCGTTTACACTATTATCAGAAGATTTTCGTAGCATACCAGAAACAGAAGCGTCATAAATATTAGCTCCTGAATCATGGTTTGTCCAACCACTAGTGTCAGACAATATAGTTGGTTGTTGTGCCATTGAAAGAGCAGAGTCTATAAACCATCCTCCACTTGTTTCTCCTTTATTAAAATGTAGGATTTCATCTCTCCATTCTTCGGGTCGATCAGAAAAATAATTTGTCCCGGCGTTTTCTGGGTTTAAACTATTATTAGCTTGTCTTGTGTTCGGGTTAGCGTACAATCCTTGAAACAATCCACTTCCAATCACGTTACTAGAGCTACTTCCATCGCTAGGCGCGATTCTATCACTAACATAGAACAGTTCTGTTCTAGCGGCTAAACTAGTTGATATTATTGTTCCAATTTGAGATTCTAAATATTCATCTGTAACTATATCGGATAATATTTTTACAAAAAATCTTCCTTGGAACTCTTCCCATTCTTGTTGTTCTTCTATCCAAATAGTTGTTTTTAAACTCGTATCTAAAACACCAACGCTAGTTTCTACCCAACCATCTGCTTGTACAATAGCTTTATCTAAAATTATAGTATAAAAATCTGTAGTTGAATCTGTTGTAGTTAGCGATATTATTTTATATCTTTGAGAAATTATTTCATCACCATTAGCGTTATTTACTTTAAACGTAAGAGATTGTTTAGTGCCTTTATCGTATTCGTGTTGTATATCCGCGAGGCCCTCATTTAAAAAAGAATCTTTACTTATTATAAGACTATTTGCTCCTGCAAAAGGCTGCGCTCCATTAAGATATAAACCATTAGATCCTGTTAACGTACCATCTCCATCTAGTTGTCCTATTTCTTGATATTTTTTCTTTATAAATTCAGGTGCTTCGTTCTTTATATCAATTACCTTGTATTTATTTTCAAACGGAACTTGGGTAGCAGGGTTACTTAATGTTCCTAATCCTTTTTTAAGGATTATATAATCATCTTCCTGTATTTTATTTCTATCACTCGAAGGAAAAGATATCCATAAATTACCATCTTCTTCTGCTCTATATACTCTATCCATTACTAAGTTATAGTATTCTGAAGCAGTTTCTTTTATAAAAACTTTAAAATAATACGGTTCGTAATTAATACTAGAATTATTAGTATTGTCCATTATAGGTATATCTGTAGGAGAATGTCTCACGTACAACATGTTAGATCTACTAGCCATTCCATTAAAATCCGCAGACGTATCGCTGTCATAAGGGATTGTTACAACATTATTGCTTCCACCAGAAAAAACTGGTGTTTCTCTACCGTATTTATCTCCAAAAACTATACCTCCTTGGTATGTTCTTTGAGATTTTACTGATTGCCTTCCATCACTATAATCTATGTCGGTTCCAGGAAAATTTCTTTTCTGGTATCTGGTAACAATATACGGAGTGTAATCTTCTATCTTTAAATTTTGAACATAATTACCATAGACAAGTCTGTTACCTGTAACCTCTTGTGCTTTAGCTGTTTTTGGAACGTTATCCCAAGGTCTTAATAATTGATTTGAAGGTAGGGCAGCGTGGATATTATCAGCAGTTATTCTATAGTAGCCGGTATTAGAAGCTACTAATTCATCACCAGAAGGAAGTGTTATAGTATCTATTTTTGTTGGTGGAGATGTGCTGTGATCTAGATCTACTAATTCCCAAGGTCCAATACTACCTAGATTACTTGGTTTAATAGTTTCTATAGAGTATACAGTAGTTGAATTATCAGGTTTATAAAGTAAATTAACTTCTACTACGTCTAAGGGTATATCATGTGTAATAAATTCTTTTAGTATAATACTTTTAACCCTGGTTTCCATCGCTGAATTATAAGGTTCTTTAGTAGGATGTATACTAAATTCTCCTGCAGTAAATCCTACTTGTGTAAATGGACTAAAAGCAGAGTATTCTCCATCTTCATATTTGTATCTATAAGCAAACCTTGGGAAGGATTTAGTGAATAATAAATCATTTAAATCTTCTATAACAAAATCATATTGTATAGAATCCAAAGAAGTTGCAGAATCTATAGATAATACAGTGCCTGTAAATGTTTGCGTATACTCTGGGTCATCAGTATTTGATCCTCCTGGAGCTCCAAAACCCGCGGTCATAGTAACAGTAGGACTAGTTGTAACTAAAAATCTTATTTGCGCGTTATTTGGTAAAACTCCTTGCGCACTAGGATCGCTTAACAATAAAATATCACCATCATTAACACCGTAAGGAATACCATCGTATATAGTTATTGAATTGTTTGTTGCAAAAGATTGACTAACAGTGTCACCAGTAATTAACGGGTAAGGATCTGGTGTTAAATTTGGATATCCACCACTACTTTCCCAAATTTTACGTCTATTCATTGGTGCACTTATACTTACGCTTGTGTCTCCAACTGCAACACCGTTTATTGAAAAAGAATCTAAAGAACCTGAATTTGCACTTGTATCATCTATTGTGTTAAAATCTATTCTTGGAGCTTGTGTAGGTTTTTTCTTTATAACAGTGATATGCTCTTCTTTTAAAGGCTGAGCTGTAGCGAACCTTACGTATTCACCAACTGCAGCAGTTGCAGATCCACGATATACCGTACGGTTTAAAGTTACTGTTCCAGCCGCGTAATTAACACTATCAACAGTCACGGTAGTACTTGGAGAGGAGATATTACCGGCGTGTTCAAACTCTATTAATTCGTCACCTTCTTTAATATTTGGGTTTGATGCGGTTCCAAGATTACTTAAATACAATACATCTGTACCACTACTAGCGCCGGTACTAGTGTCTGTATAAGCTTGTGTCCAAAGAGTGTTTACTATTTTAGAAAAATCATTGTTGTTAACAACTAATTTAGTGTGTGTACTAAAATCACTTGTACCAGCTTTACATCTTTCTATATTTATTTTTTTAGGTTCGTTTTCCCCATCTGTCCAAAATAATAATCCATCTATTATATTAATTCCAGTTATAATATTACCTGTAGAAAATTTTAAAACAGTATTAGTTAAATCAACTACAACTAAATTAGCTGAACCAGTTTTCGTATACTCCACTACCGCACTATTAACATCGTCCGTAATAAAAGAATATAAAACATCGTTTTTTTCGTCAGCTATAGAACCAACGCACTCCCAAGCAGAGCTGTTATCAGGTAACGTTAGACTCCCTATCTCAGTGTTACCTAATATATTTTGCACAGTTCCAACTCCTGCTTCGTCAGAAGTTGAAACCTGTATATTTACCGCGTCTCTATACTGTCCATTTGGAACTATTCTTTCATCAAGGTCTTTATTCATTTTACCTTGAACAAAAGTATTTTTAATCTCTGGCATATATTAGTGTTTTATATGTTTCGATTTACCTCTTAATATTTGAGTTAATTCTTCTAATTTAATATTTGATAATCTTAATTTAGCTTGTCTGGTTGCTGCGAATTTTTCTTTTTGATATCTTCTTACTACATATTCTGGAGTGTTTGCTCTTGTAGATAATATTGCATGCATAATCCATTTATACATAGCTTCTTCTGCGAACTTATGTACTTGCATTTCTTGAAAAGTACCTAAACTATCGCTTATATAATCTAAGATTACAGTTTTTCCTGAAATATTAGATGAAAAGTGAATTAATCCTTTTAAGTTATCTATATAAAAAGATCCATTAACCTGAGCGTGTTGAGGATCTAATCCATATCTTTTTTGATTATTTGGCCAATAAGTATCATCTTGGTAATCATCTTGATTTTCAGACGGAGTTGTAGATTTATAATTCGTCCATGTTGTAGAATCACTATTTGAATTAGTATCATCTCTCACTAAATCAGGAGAAGCACCCTCATATGTAACTTCTACATCAGTTAAAGTAGATCTTCTTTTTGAATAATCTGTTAGAGTTGCTGGAGACGAAGCTGTACTAATAAAATCAGTAAAACAAGTTGTTAAAACATAAACAACATTGTAACTCGTTACGTCTATATCTAAAAGCTCTTTTTGTGTAGCGGTATTTCCAGTACTAACCCATTCTACATAAGCAAAACCATTTGTGCTGTTTGAAGCAGGTATAAAGTTTGGAGCGTTAGATTTTCCAGGATTAGTAACAGTGTTGTTTAAACTAGGGTTAGCTTTTTCTACGTTAGTAGCTTGATCGCCAGGTGTGCTACTAATCCCAAACCGTAAGGTAGTACCAGTAGTTTGATCAGGTATAACTGAAGCAGAATTACCGTATGCTCTTATATCTAAAGAATCCATATTTGTAACGTTTATTTCTTGCCAAACAGCGTAAGCTCTACCGGTAACAACACTATTATAAGAAGATGTAAAAGGTTTAGAATCAAATTGTAATCTTGTAGAACTTCCTCCGGTTATAACAGGAGGAGAAGTTGCTATTACAGTATCTAAGCTACTTCCACCCCAAGGCGTGTTGTCTACAGCTGGAGTAAACGTCCAGTTATACGTAGCGGATAACACAGAGCTAAAATCCGTGTTACTTAAGTCGTCGCTAGATATTACTCCTTCTGTACCCACAAAGTCGTATGATTCACCATCACTACTTTGCTTTATTTTAAATGGATTAGAAGTTTTAGAAGTAGGATACAAAAGATGTTTTATACCAGAGCTATCACTCCAAGATAACTTAGTATAGTTAACGTAATCATGAGGAAGTCTCATTGTTAGCGATGGTGGTAGTTCTATTTCTTGAGATTTAATAGATTTAAACGTATCAAAAGAAAGCTCTTGCATAGCTCTTTGTGCGTGAAAAGCAACATCTGTTCTATTTACTTTACTTATTGTTTTTCCTTCTCCTACGTAAGCTACCATAAATTGATCTACAATATTTCTAATAGAAGTGAATTGATAATTACCATAATTATCTCCTTCATAGTAACTCTGTTCTGTTCCAGTTAATAATGCCATTTATTATTGTTTTTCTTGTTGAATATTCTTGTTATCTTCCGCTCCTGCTATTTGATACAACGCGGGATCTTTTAGTGTTATACCAGCCAAACCTAATATTTTAATAACTAATTTTGTTTCTTCAGATGGATGTAATTCAAAATCTACACTATTTGTTGAGTCGTAAAGTTGTGAACCCGATAAAGTATAACTACTCCAATTTGCTTTTTCTGGTTTTCTAATATAATTAACAGTTATAGGGTCTTCAAGAACTACTGGATATAAATAAACTTTATTATCTTTTAGAGTATATTGTGGATGATAAGATTTAGCACTTAGAAGAGGAGAATTTCTAATTATTTCAATAAGGTTAGCATTAACTTTTTCACAAATATATCCGTTGTGTGTAATACTACCTATTTTATATAAATCATTAATTTTAGCGCTGAGATTATAAAATGTTCCAGTGGTATTTTTGTTAACGGTTTTTTGATCTTCAAATAAACTTACTTTTTCTTCTAAGTAATTTAACATATCTGAATACTCTGTGTCATTACCAGGTATTCTACCAAACTGATTTATATCATAAAAATATTGCTCAAATATATCCATCTGAGCTTGGTTAGCAAATAAGTTATATTCCTGAGGAGTTATATATCCTCTTTGCTCTTTGTTAGCTAACGCTAAAACTCTTTGATATACCGTATCTATATTTACCATTTATTTTTTATTTTTATAAGGGAAGACCTTATTTAACGTTTGTTTTCTTTTATTACAACCACAATCGTCTCCCGCTACTTTGTGTACAAATTTCTTTATTCCAGTTGCAGTTGTTATTTTTTCTATTGTATCACCTAAGCCTTTAGATTTTTCCATATAATTTAATTTGTAGTTTACGATCGCCCCGTAGGGCGACCGCTCTACAGTTTGATTAGTTATTTAATCTTTTTTCTATATTTGCATATATTTCCATACCTTCATCAGTTTTAAACCAAGCGGCTAAAGCTGAATATGGATGTTCGTCAAATGGAACTGTCATTAGTTTTCTATCGTTAGATCCCCACGAAAAAGTTCTTTGATCAGAAGACAATTTTAATATCCCCATTTCTGTTGCTCTAATACCAAAGTTTCTAAGAACTACATTCTCATCGTTAACTAATTCTAAGAACAATTGAGGGTTTTTCTTAGCGTATACAAGTAAATCTCTTTTAAGTTCTTTAGAACTCATGTTAGATACCTCAGATCCTTTTTCTACACGTAAAACAGCTTCTGCCATATCAATATCTAAAGATTGAGCAGCGTTTAATGCTTTTATTTCTATTTCTATATTTTCTACCTCGTCCACAGCTATCTTAATGTTGTCTTGCTCAAAATATCTTCTACCTTTATGCGGATGATAAAGTGACAATAGTTTTTGTAGGACAGTTTTATTTTTAGGTACTAATAAAAACCCGTTTTGAAAAGTTATATGCTCTAATCTTTGATCTCCAACCATTTCATCTACGAAACATGTTCTTTGGTTAGATGTGTATTTCAATTCTCTTTCGTAACCTAATTCTTCGTCAAAATAATATATATCTGTAGACTTTATAGTTGCTGTTAGTGGTTTTCTACCTTGAGCTAAATAATAAGTTCTATCTTTTATTTCCCAAGTATCTTTTTTCTTTTTAGATAATGGTTTTTCTATAACCGTTGCTTCAACTTTTGGTTGTTCTACAACCTGTGGAGTTGTTTCCACTTCTGTGTTTTTTGTTTTTTTTGCCATAATATAATATATAATAAAATTAATAAAAATAAAAGGGAGTGGAGACTAGCCCCACTCTCTTTTAAAAATTGCTTAGTTTAATAACATAAAGTTATTTCCACCTTGAACTACTAAACATCTTTCAGATAAGTAGTTAATAGTCATTGCATCTAAATCAGAAGTAGCAGCTCCAACCGAGTCAGTAACCCAAGTTTTAAGTTTTCTACTTTCTGTTTGAGAAGCTCTGTATCTAAGGTGTAAGAAAGGACGCTTCATGTTTTTACCTAATTGCTCGTCATAAACTGAAGAAGTACCAGCTGGTATAACAACACCTCTAACGTCATTGTAAGTTAAACCACCTCTTAAAGATCCATCGTTTAAGTATTTCCAGTCAGTTTTATAGAAGTCATAAGAACCTCTTCTAAAACCAGAAAAACCTAAGTTCAGTGCCATATCTTCAGAGTTATTAAATACTCCGTAAGAAGTACCACCAGCTCCGTAAGAATTCATAGAAGCTAACATGTCATCCATTGCTAAAGCAGTTGCTCTATTAACAAACATCATGTTTTCTTCAATGGCACCTTGCTTGTCAAACTTTGCTAACATAGCATCGAACTCAGCTAAATCGGTAGCAGCGTTAACACCTGTAATACCAGTAGAAGTGTGACCTCTATCAGTAATAGCAGCAAATAAACCTTCAGTACCAGAATTACCATCACCTAAATCAGAACCACCAATAGCTCCAGATCCAGCAGCTAATTTACTTTCTAATAAAGCCATTTCACAGTAATCTCCAAAACGAGCCATAGTATCACCATTAGCTTTTAAGTACCATAAGTAACCGTTTTGACCTTCTTCACCAGAAACTTCAACCCAACCAATTTGAGAAGCATCTGATCCAGAAACTCTATAAGTATCTTTTAAGATAAGCATTTTTGATCTAAAAGACTTGAAAGAAGGTTCAACTGATTGAAAATCGTTTGTTCCTCCACCAAGACCCATTCCATTAGTTCCTTTGTTAAACTCAGAACCATAAACGAATAATGAAGCTGTGTTAGAACCTGAATCATCACTTGTTCCGAATCCTGAAACAGCACCAACTGTAGCTGCTTCGTAAGGTAGTAATGTTGCTGTAGTTTGATCAGATGCAATAGCTGATACGTAACATGGTATAACCGTGTCAACGTTATCACTTAAAAGAACTGTTGCTCCTAAACGGATAGCGTGAGTTCCTGAAGATGCTACTGTAAATACACCTGCGTTTGTTACTGCGCCATCGTAAGATAAGTGTAATCTTCCTTGTTCAGACCAAACAACTGCGTCTGCTGAAGAAGCTTCCTCTGCTCCTACTTGCGCTAAGAATCCAGAAACGGTTCTTTTACCGTATCTTTCAACTTCTTTTTCCATTAAATCCGGTAAGTATTGTTGTTCCCAACCTGTACTACCGTCAATGAAATTTATGAAATTAGAAGGTGATGCCTGCATCGCTGGTGCAGGTACCACTCCTAAACTTCCTCCATCTGTAATTGCCATAATTTTGTAATTTTAAATTTGTTATTTATTTTTAATTTTGAATTTGAAATCATTAGAGTTATCACCAAGTACTTTAAACTTTAATCCACCAGTATTAATCTTACTACTATGTTGTTGCCGTGGATCCATACTAATGTTTTTAGATTTAGCTACGCTATTTTTTAAAGCATCAGCCTTACCTTGTTCGTAAAAGTGACTAGCAATTTTATCAGCATTCATAGCGGTGTATATTGACTTATGATAACCTTTAGCATCTTCCATTTCGTTATTTTTATTCAAGAACTTCTTGACAAAATTATTAATGTCGCTTTGAGTACCTTTTACTGCGTCTGAGTCTTTAACGTTAAATCTAAACTTTTTGTCTCCAACTTCATATTCAAAACCTTTGAAATTCTTGTTGAATAACTGATTAGTTTTATTTAAAAACGTCCTATGTTGCTTTTCTGCTACTTCTTGCTGCTCTTTTGACTCCTTGTTGTATCTATTGAAGAAATCAACTGCTTTCTGTTGCTCACCAGTGAGCTTAGAACCATATTTGATATCTTCGTAATATTTAGACTTTGCACTGTCCAAGTGTTGCCTTGCTTGAGCAACTTGCTCCTTCATGGCTAATTTTTTTCTTTTAATATCTACACTATCATCTACTTCTTCGTCATAAGAAAAATAGTCTTCCATCATAAAGTCTATTTCTTCGTTATCTAGATGAGGTTTTGTTTGTTTGTAGTATTCTTTAAGTAAAGTATGATTGTCTAGTTTACTGTAATCTTGGTTTAAATTAACGTAATCCTCTAAATCACCACCAGTTTCTTCCATAAACTGCATTAGTTTCTGAATGTTTTCAGGAAGTTCTTTTCCAGTAGCTTCAGCTTCCGCAACTGCTTCTTCAACTTGTTCAGTTAGTTCTTCAACTTCTTCTTGAACTTCTTCTTCAGTTATTTCTTCTAAAGTTGTAGTTTCTTGTGTTTCTGCTTCCGGTTGTACTTCTTCTTGTTTTTCTGAGGTGTTGGCATCTTCAACGAGTTCAACCACTCCTTCGTTGTTAGTGTTATCTTCAACAACTTCTTCTTTGGTTTCATTTGTTTCTTCTGGTTTTTTATTTAAATCTACCTTGATAATACTATCGTCATCTTTACTCTCAAATTTATTCAAATCAATTTCAGGTTTTGTTTCTTCTACCTTGTTGTCAACTTGTTCCTTAGTAACTTCTTCAGTTACCTGTTCTTTTTTCTTTTTTGCCATAATATAATATAATAATAATTAATAATTTTTTATCTAGGTCCAAACATAGACATATCACCAATGTTTTCTCCACCTAACACATCGTTACCAGATGATTCAAATTTTTTAGGTGGTTGGTTACCTTTTCTTTGCTCTATAAGTTCGGATTGTTGACTAGCTTGTATTCTAGTTCTTTCGTCTTTACGATCTTCTTTTTCTTTATCTTTTTGTTTAGACATTTCAGCTTCAGTACCTCTTAACTGCATGTTATATTGAAATTCTAATTCCATTAACTGTGCTTTTATTTGTGCTTCTTGTTGTAGTTTTTGAGACTCCATTTGAGCTTTCATTTGCTCTAATTGAGCTTCTGCTTGAGATAACGCTTGTTGTTTTTGAACTTCTAATTGAGCAGCAGCTTGTTGTGTTTCCATATTAGCTTGAGCTTGTGCCTGAATATTTTGTTGAGCGATCATTTGATCTTGCTCAGCTTTTTTCTTTCTACGTAATTTTAAAACTTGATTAGCTAGTTTTACGTTGTTTATTTGTCTAACATCTATAGCGTCTTCTAAGTTTATACTTTGTTGCTGTAAAGACATTTGAATATTGTTTTCAAGCATAGCTTTTTGCTCTTCGTCTGGTTCTAACTCAATAAATATACCAAAATCATATAAATGTAAATCAGAAATTTCTTCTAACGTGGCTACATTGTGAACTCCTATAGCTTGTATAAAAGCATCTTTTGTTGGTGAGTATTCTATAATATCAGATATTCTTAAAGACAAACACTCAGCTGTTTCTGCTGTTAAAAATAATCCAGCGTTTAATATATGTCTTGTTGCTGTGTTTGAATTAGCTGCTGCCATTTTTTGAACACCTACTAAAGCTCTTTCATCTGGCGTACTACCGTCTCTAGCTTCGTTTAATCCGGTTACATCTCTAATCATTTGTAAGTAATAATTATAATTACCTATAAGAGCTTGCATTTTATTACCACCGCTACCAGAAGTTATTTCTTGAATAGGCACTTTACCAGGATTCATATCACCTTCAGAAGTGAAACTTCGCCCTATAACGCTACCTGTTTGGAAAAACATATTTAAAGCTTCTTGTGGATTGTAGTTCGTGCCATTACCTAAATCTACTTCAGCAAGCCCATCAGCGTCTAGATACACACCATCAGGTACCATACGCGACATCACTTGCTGTAGTTTTAAATGAGTTAGTTGAATCATATCCGCGAATCCTGTAATACGTTGTACTAAAGACTCTATTTTTCCTTTGTACATCCTAGGTGCTACTATAGAATAATTCATTTTTACTTTAGTAAAATCACTTTTAGGACGCAACATATTTTTTGCCATTTCCCATTTAAGTAATTTTTCCGTACCAAGAACCATAGCTCCTTCATAAAGACACTCTATAGATCTATGTAATCTTTCGTATCCACCTTCTTTATCAGCAGGCGGATTAAACGTGTCATCTTTTTCTATTGCTTTTAAAGCTCCAGATCCAGTTTCCTTCATCTTATATACCTCATTCATATAACTTTTAAAGTTAAAATAAAGTATTTGAACGGAATTATTATCTATTTCTCTAGAAGTAGAAACGTTATAATGGTTATTAGAATGTGTAGCTTTGTTTTTTACTATGTCTTCTAGATCACTTTGTGTTAAATGTGGAAATTGTTTAGCTAACTCATTTACTGGAATAGTTTTAACTTCTCCTACGTAATATATATCGTCAAAATATGGTGATTCGGTATAAGAGTATACTAAATCAGCTGGGTCAACATAATCTATAACTACTCCTTCAGAAGTGTTAAATCCTGTTTTTACAGCACCAATACCTAGTACTGTTAAATCTCTATAAAATCTTTTCTTTATTAACTCATAGTTATTTCCATCCATCAAAACGTTTATAGCTTGCTCTTCAGCTATTTCAATAGACTGTTTATAAGTCAATTGCATGTGTAGTTCTAATTCTTCTTGTGACTCTGGTAGTGTCTCTGGATCGTTTTCGTACAAATTAACACCAAATGCTTGTTGAGCGAAATCATTCATTTCTCGCGTTTGCATGTCCCCAAGTATAGATTCCATGTATTCTGTTCTTTTAGCTACACCATAAGGATCTTGTGAATAAGCTTTTACATCGTACATTCTTTCTGCGATACCATTAACTACTATATCTACAAATTTAGGTATAATTGGAACTGGAGTCCAATCTAAATTAAGATATGACAAATCACCGTTTATAGATAACTCATCTTTATATTTTTTTATTGATTGATTTCCACTAGCGTATAATCTCAAATTGTGGAAATTATTTTGATTAGTAGTATATCTTGTGTGTCCACGATCTTGATAAAACCATTCAGTTTCAATAGCTTTAGCTACTTTTAAACCGTAGTCATAACTTAACTTTTCAGCGTCACTCACAACTTGACTAGGGAAATAATTATTTACAACAGACTCTGCCATATTTTACTTTATTATTTTTGATGCGTTTCCAGTATTAGTATACCTCGCAATGTTTATGTTTAATTTTTGTTTCTCAATTTTAGCGTTTGGTCTATATAAATGTCTATTACAAGCCATTATTGCTAAACCACTACTTATAGTAGCGTCAAACTTTGTTCTTTTTGTTATATCAAATCTACTCCAATCATTTAATGTTTCGTTAAAATATATGTTTCCATAATTTCCATCACCTAAATGACCAACGTGACTTTGTATATACATTTCAATAGCAGCTGCGTGAGCCTGCTTAATATCTTCACTTGAATTAGGTATACCACCTATTTCTTTTTCTGTTACAGATAGTTTGTTCCATAGTTTATCTGGTCTATTCATAGAATAACCTCTATAACCTCTTCTTCTTAAATGATACAACAACCTAGGTTTGTTGTTCTCACAGAGAAGTGGCATTCCATAAAAAACTAATGCCATTAATACGTCTTCAAAAAATATCTCAGCGGTTGGAGGTCTTGCTACATATTCTAAAAACATATGATTAGGTGGACAGTCTTCCATTGAAAATTTAGTTAATCCGTGTAAAGCTCCGTTAGATCCTTTTCCATCTACAGTTCCTGATATATCGTAACTGTCACAACCAAAAGCACCCATGTGTTCATTTGCAGGATACTTTATATTATTTTTCATAATAATTTTATTCTGCATATGAGACGGTGGAAACCAACTAACTTTAAATCTACCCTTTGGATCTGGATAAAATATAACTTGCGTATCTTTAACTCCGTTTACCCATTGAAAATTACCAACTGATAAAACTGCTGAACTACCTATACCTTCGTTGTAATCTATTTGTTCGTATATTTTAGCTAAATTAAATATACTGTTTTTAGCTTCATCTCTAAACGCGTGTTCTGTAGTTCTTGGAAACTGTCTATAAAATTCGTTTAATCCATCTTGATCAGATTTTAAACCCTCTACTTCGTTTTCCCAATGTTCTATTATACCTACGTCTATTAATTCGCCATCTGGTCCGAGCACTTCATAATCTGGATTATCGAAGACTGGATGTCCGTATTCGTCAATAAATCCTTCGTAGTTCCATTCCATTGGGATAAACAAAGAATATAAGCCAGACTTTGTTTGGCCATTTCTATTTCTTTGTGTGACATCTGATGCGTTGTATAGTTTTTTAAAATTGTCTCCACCCTTGTTTAATGCATTTGAAGTAGAGCCCATCATACATTTACCAACTATTCTACTACCTAATCGTAAACATGTTTTTGTAACCCTCCAGTTATTTAATATGTTATCAGGTTTTTCCCATTTACCACTCTCATCATGTACTAATAGATTTAGTTTTTCACCATCATAACTATTATCTCCAGTGTTTTTCCAATCTATAGTTGTATCTAATCCTTTAATATCTTCGAGTTGTTCGTTCGCTGTAATCTTCTTTCTCGTAAATTTACTAGCGGGTACACGATAAGCCAACTCGGATTTTGGACGATCCATTCCATCTTGTATAGGTTTAAAAAAGAACGGGTAGTTAATTGATATAGGAACAACTTTATCTGTAAACATTTTTTTCGCATCTGCACCTGATTTAGATAATATACCATATCTACTATCACTCGATATAGTGGCTAAGTTAACTGTTTCAGCAGACGACATGAAAGAAAAACCAGATCTACGGTTTTTAAGATAACACATACCGTAACATCTTTTATCTGCTTTACACGCTTCCCAAAATATATAGAATAACCTATTTGCCTCTCTATAATCTGGAGCTCCAACGTCAATTTTACTCCATTGTAAATACATATAGTGCGTACCAGTTATCCAGGTTGGTTTACCATTATTCATAAACCAGAAACCTTCTTCTCGACGTTTAAACTCCTCGTCTATGTAATCGTACCATTTTTCTTTATTGCTTTCCGGATAACTCCTCCAATCGAATATGTTTTTGATACGTTCTAACTCCTTGGGATACTCTTGTTTCGCCCATTTGTTTTTCTCGTGCTTATATACTTCTTTAGGTGGTTTAGGTAGCGCTATAATTAAATTTTGTATTTCTATAATATCACCTATAACTCCATTGTGAGACAATACAATTAAGTCGTATTCTTTGTTGTAACCATATTTCCACTTCTTACCTCTGTTCATTCTGGTAATAGTAGTCTTTTTTATAGGTTCTACTTTATTAACTAAACTTTGCTTGTACATTACTTAGATCTACCTTCTGCGAATCCTTTAAAGACTTTTTCCTTTCTCTCTTCAGGTGCTTTGCCCTCAAGCAAGTTTTCTTCTTCTTGGATTCTTGTGAGTATTTCAAATGCGTCAAATATAGCTAGTTTTTTAGTAGCCGCGGCATTTTTTAATCTATCTGCTGATATATCGTCGTCTGAATCTACAATCGGTTCTTTAGCGACTTTAATCAGTTCTTCAACTGCTTTCTGCCCAGCTTGGATTATATTCTTCTTCGTTTCCTTGGTATTCATATTTAATTGTAATAAATTGGGTCATAACTCTATATAATCTTTTACTATCGATTATAAATTCATAGGTAGAAAAAGGTGTGAATCCTACTAAATTACCCTCCTTAAAACTACCATCAGTGTATACAATTTTACCTACACAAGGTTTTTCTACGTCTTCTGTAAGATAATTTGTATCTTTTATAGGTTGTACGAAACAATATCCTTTTACTGCCTTCCATCTCCAATATCTTTTGTATAAGAATATTTGATCTTCTTTTACTAGATAAGTGTTTTCGTCAAAATAACTTCTACTATTTTTTTCTTTACCTCTAACGTCGTGCCAACGTCTAAAAACGTTATGATGTGTTATAATAGTATCTCCAGGTTTTATTTCTGTTTCAAAAGCCGTAGGAACAGATTTAACAATAGCTTCTCTATTTACAAATTGATGGTTATAAACTTCAGTGTTTAAAATAAGATCTTTATCTCCAACTTTAGTGGTATTGTTGTATCTATTCCCTTTTGGCTCTATAACAAAGTCAAAAGGCGCTTTCATTAATACTGTAGATTATACTCTATAGACACGGCCATGTTTTTATTAAAGTCTTTCCATGGTAGTACATCTTTATTTTTCTTAATATAAATAGAATATTTTTCTTTTTCTTCTATTATATCGCAAATAGTGTGTCCGCCATACACTTCTTGACCAACAGAATAATGCATAGCGTTTTCTTTATAATCTTTACCTACGGTAATTTTTCTAATCAGTTTTGACATCTTTCTTGTGGTTTATAGTACCATCTTGTATATCAATATCAGATGTACCGTAAGTCTTTTCAAATCCAACTTGCATTTCACTTAATTTTTCTTGTAATGTAGCTACGTGATGTAAAAGGTTATGTTTCTTACTTTCAAAACTTCCAATTTCTAGTTGTGCTCTATTGATGTTGTTTATTACTGATTGTACTTGATTTAATTCTTCGTTTGTAATTTTAGAAGGTTTTTCAGCCTTCAACTCCTTTATTTTCTTGTTTGTGTTCTTTGCCATTTTATTTAATTTAAGTTAATTATTTTTATTCGTTTGCAAAATATAAGAACGCCGCCCCGTCGTCTAACGTACAAGCGGACCATCTTCCATATATCCATTGTCCAGCTGGAAAATTATCGGCTTCAGCTATAGCTTCTGCGTTAACCCCATTTCCAGTAGCCGCAGCTGTTACAGTTGTTCCAATATGATATGTGTTACTTCCCGTATCATTTGCAGGTGTCAAAGTTGTAAAACTAGTATTAGCTGCTACTACATTAATAGCTACTATTACTTTTCCCGTTGGTGCTACGTAAACACCAGTATCGTCTAAATAAGTCCCACCGCCTTGACCTATGTCTATTTGGTTTATGTTAATTGCCATTTTATTTTTTTACTTTTTCTAGTGATCTACCACCGAAGTAAGCACCGATCACAGTTATTAATACTAATTGTAATAAGTCTACCCAAGTATCTTTTACCTCAAAAGCTAAAACACCAGCATCGATAAATATCATCAATACTGTTGATATAACTAGAAATATAAGAACCAGTGGTCTTATGTTTTTTGATAACCAAGAGTCTGAATTCATATCCATACCCCATCTGTTAGAAACCTCTTTTTGCATTTGAGCTTCGTAACCCATTATCATATCTTTAATTTTCTTTTCAGCTTCAAGCTTTTCTTCTTTAGAAGTGTGTAAGTTATCTATAACACCACCTACACCTTTTACTAAATCAGTAGCTCCACTTGAAAATATTTTTCCTAATATATTCATTATTTTGGTTTTTTATAATAATATTTTATTGTTTTACCGTCAGCTTTGTAATTTACAAATTTACCTTTAGGTCCTATACTAGGCTTTAAATCTAATTGTCCTTCATCTATTTGAGATGTTTTAACAGCAGTACCATCAGCTTTGTAAAGCACGTCTGGAGTTTTTGTTCCTCCATGTCCAACTGCTTTTTTATCTTGTTTTAGTGGTGAGTTTCCGAAACTCATACCTCTCATTTTAAATGCCATAATTTGTTTTTTTAAATAGTTCCGTTATTAGCGTCGTCTTCCCAAGGAAAACCGGTGTCTCCAGCTTCCTTCCACTCCCCATAGATATTTATCATATCCTTACCATTTCTAGTTTCTCTTACAAACGTATCGCCGTTGTATTTTATATAATCATCTCCATACTCTAATTTACCAACTCTCATGTCAGTAGCATGTCGCATTTCATGATTTATCACTTGTCTTTCTTCTTCGCTACCAGGTATTATTTTATCACTAATATATATACTTCCGTCCATATTAGCTTCACCTAGTACTCCTTCTTCTAGTGATTTTCTGATAACAGGTGTTCCAGGAATAGACGCGTCACCACCAGCTTCTTTACCAAAACGCATTTTAGTTTTGATCTCTCCGCCAACAGCATAATTACCTCTATTTGTTCCTAGTTTAAATCCCATATTATCTGTCTTTATCTTTTATCATATCATCTATAGATTTATTAAAAACCTTATCTGTATATGTTTTATTATTATAAAAAACACTTCTTTCTGATGTTGGTAAATCTTCTTCACCTAACAACACTCTATATATCCTAGATATTAACTGAGAACATTTGAATGATGTTTTAAACACCGAGTATTTTATTGTTGTTCTGTTTCTGTGTCTCCAGGTTTCTATCCAACCTGCTTTTTTAAGTTTCACCCAACGGTTGTTATCCCAACTCATTGTGTAGGTACCATCCTTAAAACCTTGTCGTGTAAATCTTCCTTTACAATCTAAATAAATTAATAAGTCTTACAGGCCCACTTTCGTGTGAGCCTGTAGTACTTAAGGATATTCATTTCACGCAAATCTTGCGCGGTTAATCTCATTCAAGATTAATCAGCAGCGTTAACTGTAACTACGGCAGCTGTTACGTCGTCTGAAACAAATGTACTAGTTTCAGCGTCAGATATAACAATAACTCCGTCAGAATGAGGACCACCATTGATTGCAGCGATTATATCTTTCATTACTTTAACTTGTTTGTTAATAGTAATTGTTAATACAACCTTGTCAAAAGCGTCTGCATCCGTATCGAATTCACCTTCTAAACTTCTAAAATACATAGTGATTTCAGTCTCTGTAGTTCCCTCGTTAGTGAAACCAAGAAAAGCGTCAACAGGGTAGCACGCTACATCATGAGCAGCAGCTCCAACATCAGCAGTTGTAGCTTGTTCGTTAAACAATAAATACTTTTTCATTTTTTGTTTTTTTTGATTAATAATTCGTTTTATGTTCTAAGTTTAAGGGTTTAGGTTTGTGGTTTGGGTTAATCTATAAGTACCACGTCCATTTGTTTTATAACGTGGTAAAATTTATCTTTATGCTGGATTCCGTGTCCAGCGTGTTTGTCGTAGTATATCACATCGTCTTCTTTTATCCCCTCGACGATGTTACCGATTGATATTACTTTTGCTTTAGCATATCTATTATCTTCATCCGTTTGGTCCGTCAGGATCAAACCTCCTACTGTTTTCGGCTCGTCCTTTATTCTCTCTATAACGAGGTAATGATTAACTGCTTTCATTTACCCTTATATTAGATATTACACAATTTGCGGAGATTATAGTGGAAACAACGGAGATTGCGTTCTTTAATGCTGTTTTTGTTACTAACAGCGGATCTATAATACCAAATACAACCATATTAACTGTACTGCCGTTGACAACGTCAATTCCTACTCCTTTACCTTTTGGAACCTCGTAATCTTCTATACCCGCGTTACGTAGTATTGTTTCGAATGGTGCTTTAATTGCGTTTAGCAGTATTGTTTCTCCAACGTTTTCAGGCTCTATACATTGAGAAGCGTTCAACAATGCAATTCCACCACCCGGAACAATACCTTCCTTTAATGCGGCTTTAGTTGCGTATATCGCGTCTTCTACTCTATCTTTCTTTTCCTTCAATTCCACTTTAGAATCTGCTCCTACGCGCACGATTCCTACAGAACCAGATAACATAGCTAGTCTTTGTTCTATAAATTTCTTTAAAAACCCATTCTTCTCCTTGGTTTTTAGTTTCTGCACTTCTTTTATTCTTTCAGAGACATTTTCTGTAGTTTCTAATGTAGTAATTACAGTATTTTTGTCATCTGTAACAGATTTTTCCACTTCTCCAAGAATATCTAAAGATATCCCATCTAAATCATCGCCAAGTTCTTCATTTATAACTGTAGATCCTGTTAAAATCGCTAAATCTTTAATAGTATCTTGTTTTGTTGGTCCAAAACCAGGTAAATCTACAACATTTACTTTAATTGTCCCTTTAACTTTGTTCATTAAAAGCGCCGATTTTACTTGTTGGCTCACTTGCGCGACTATTAGTAAAGATCGGTTGTTTTTTATTACAAATTCTAGTATATTTTGTATTTTTCTGACATTTGGGATCTCAGAAGCTACAATTAACACTAATGGATTTTCTAAAACAGCTCTTTGCTTGTCGTTATCTGTAATAAAATGTGGAGATGTAATCCCGCAATCAATTTGAACACCATCTACAACCTCAACGTAGGTGTTTTCTGTATCTGATCCTTCCATAAGCACCACTCCGTCTTTTCCTACCTTCTCGTAAGCTTCAGATATGATCTTCCCAAGAGTTTTATCGTTATTACAACTAATAGCACTGACATTTTGTAGCATATCACCTTTGATATCCAGAGAATTTTCTTTAAGGTAATCATTAACTTTCTTCGCACCTGAGTTAATCCCTTCTTTAATCTC